TGTATTTGAAGAATCAGATTATTCTAAAATTGAAGATAAAAGAAAATCAGAAAAACCTACAACTATACCAGAATTAAAAACTTGGCAAGATGTATTTGAAGAATCAGATTATTCTAAAATTGACACTAAAAAAGAATACCCAATTTCTCCTGAAGATTTAATTGAAGCAACTAGAGAATTTAATAAAAATAAAGAAAAAATAACTAAGGACACTAAAAAAGAATACCCAATTTCTCCTGAAGATTTAATTGAAGCAACTAGAGAATTTAATGAAGGCGAAAAAGAAAAAGTTAAAGACACTGAAGAAAAAAGTTTCGACACTAAACTAATAGAACTTATTTCACAAGCGGAAGGATACACACCAGAAATAGAAACCGATAAAGAACAACAATTAGACCCACTTGGTAGACCTCTTAAAGAACCATTAATTACTCAAGAAGACTTAATTAAACTTGTAGAGATAAACGAAAGTTGGGAAAATTCAGGACGTAATAAAATTGAACCCTCTATTTTAGATAATATAAATGAATCAATAGAAGAACTTTTTGGTGATGAAGGAACATTTACAAAAATTGAGACATATTTAGAGGAAGCACCCTTAGATAATCCTTCAGAGCTAGACGATTACTTTAAACAAGTAAAAGACACTAAAGATAGATCAGAGGGTAAGAACCTAGTGGAAGAAGAAGAAATTGATCAAAGTGAAGTAAACTTAAATATAGATATAATAGAAGGTGACTCTATAATAGAAGATAACTTAAAACCACCTAGCTTAATGGATAAGCCATACAATACCTTTGATAAGTTTCCAATTAAAAATATTCAAAAACCCTTTATCGAAAAAGAAACGGAAAATCTTATTTCAAAATATTTACCCAAACAAAAAACACAAGAAATTCAAAAAGAAACATCTACAAAAAGATTCATAATAGACGAAGAATCACAGAAAGTAGACCCTTACCTTGAAGGTTTATCAAGCAATAGACTAAAAGGAAAAATTACCTTAGGAGATAAGACCTATAAAGATGATTATGGACAAATTTATAGTAAAACTTATATAGATATGTCAGATGGTATAAGGGTTACTTATCAACCAAGACAAGGAAAAAAAGAAAATAGAACAGATGCTACAAACTCTATATTTATAAGTGAGTATTTATATGACCAAGATTTTACAGATGGGTATCAACATTCATACGCACAAAATGAATTAAATCAATTAAAACGAGAAGTGTTAGAACAAAAAGATACAGAAAGAAAATTTGCTACAGTAAGGATACCAACAGATACTCCTGGTGAATATATTGCAAAAGTTGTAAAAATAGAAGATTTAACTGAGAGAGATTTTGAAGATAAAAATGTATATCGACAAAGTTGGGCTAAGTTAAGTGATTTTGAAATAAGTAAAGATAAGAAAAAAGTTAAACTAGATTCTAGAGATACAAACTTTAGAAATCAAGGTATATTACTAACAACTGAAAAATCAGGGGATAAAACTCATAACTTAAGAGTGTCAGGAGGTAAAGGAAACTATGGTGATAAATGGCTTGAAATAGATAAATTAAATCAATTTGGTCCTTATTTGGGAGCTACAGTTACTATAATATCAGATGATGGAAAAATTGTTAAAAAGGTAACTGGTAGTTTAAAAGACATTTTAGAAGAAGCATTTAAAATACAAGAGGAAACAGGAGGTAAAGAAGTTCATTTCTTACAATCTGACTCTGGAAGTATGAATGTAAAACCATTAGCTTCAGATGGAGTAATATCTAAAAAAATGTTAGGAACACAAAGAAATAAAGAAGCTTGGGTTGGAGCTAGTGAAATATTAATAAATATATAGCATGATAAATAAAATACTTAACATATCAAAAAAAGGCTATAAAAAGAATAGCCCACATGTAAATAGACCATTTAATGTTATCCCATCTAACAAAATAACAATGAAAGAAGATGACGGAACACCATTGAAAAAAGGTCCTATATTAGGTATTGGAATAGGCAAAATTTTAGAGTACAAAAAAATGATGCCTGGCAAAAACTATAAATTCTCAGATAATGTTAAGTATGTTATAGAAAAACCACTAGACAATCACCAGCTTGGGGGACAATACTCGCCAAAAAAAAGAATGGGTGTAAGACAAAATCTAGATGAAACAGTATCTTCTCATTTAATGAGAGCAGAAGTATTACCTAATGGTAATTGGGTATCATTCCCTAGCTTATTTCAAAACGAAGATAAATCATGGGTAGATATGTCTAATGAAGAAGATTGGATGAAAATTTATAAAGAAGCAGAAAGAAGAGGTGAAGTATATAACTTTGGAAAAAACAAAGAAGCTGCACTAGCATTTGGAATGGGCTCTTGGAAAACAGATTATCAAAAAGGAGGCTCAATACCAAAATATCAAACTGCTGGAGAGACACCAAACAAAATACTTACACTAAAAGATAATTCTAATTGGTTTGACTCTAGAGCAAGATATTCTGACAATCAAACATATGATGACCTGATTAGAAAACGTGTGTATTCTGGTAATTGGGGTTACAATCCATATACACAAAGTTTACATAAATTAAATACTAACCAAAAAACTAAACCAACTGAAGAACAACAATTATATAAAGAAGATAAAAAAGTAGTTCAAGCACATTTAAAAGCTTTAAAAAATCAAGATAAAAAATGGTGGGAAGACCCATCCTACAAACCTACTCAAAAAGAAAGAGATGAGTTTATTAAAATGGGTGTTGAAAAAACTATAAATAACCCAGCATTTACAACTGCCGCATATTTTACTCCACCAGGTATGGCTATTGGAGCAATGCAAGGTGCAACACATTTAACTAAAGATTTTTTTAGTAATAACTTAGGATTGCATAGTTTATTAGATGCAGCTATGGTTGCACCAGCTGTTGGACCATCAATTGTTAGAGGTGTAAAACAAATGCTTAAACCTGTAACACCAGCAGAAAGATTAGCAATGGAAAGTGCACAAATTTATACAGCTGGTCCAAGTTGGGAATCATTTGTAAATAAGCCAAAAGTAGTAACAACAGAAAACCCTATAGAGTTACTTAAAAAAGCTGTACAAAATGCTAACAAAAAATTAAGTGGTAAAGGATTAGGAATAAAGAAAAATCCAAATTTAAATATAGAATTAAAACCAAGCCCACATGATCCTAAATCTATACAAATATATGTAGATGGCAAAAATACTGGTTATATAGGATTTAGTCCCCCTTCAAAAGGTACACAAGGTTACACAACATCTGGTGGAGGATATTCTGAGACACCTTTATTTGGTTCAAAATATGATTATCCATACATGAACCTAAAAGATGCAGAAATTGGTTTATACAAAGGTGTTGGTGCTGAATCAAAAGAAGCTATAAATCAAGCTTTAAAAGAATTAGGCTCAGGTATAACTAGCGGAGGAATAGGGCATAGCCCATCAGGGCAATTAAGATATTTTGATGCATTTTATAGAGGAAACGTTGAACCAATATTAAATCCACAATTTTATAACCCCGCTAAAGCAAGGAATTATTTACCAATTACTGAAAAAAATGTAGAGCTTTTAAACCTTATTAAAAATAATCCGCAAGAATTAGAATCTTTAAGAAAATCTATTGAACAAGGCACTAAAAATCCTCTAGGAATAGATTTAAAATATACAGATTGGAGATATAAAAAAGAAGGGGGCTTAATACCTAAATTTCAAATGGGGGATAGTTTTAATTATTTAAATAATCAAAATAGTAAATCAAAAAAAATACCAACAACAGATTTAGAAAAATATCTTGATTTAAAAGAAAAATTATTAAACACAGAAGTTCCATCTATTAATTTAGGATTACCAGAAAATAATTATAAACCATCAAATATATATAAATATGCATTCGCAGAGCCATCCCCAGAAGGATTTTTTGGATTAGCCACTTTAGGTAGCAATGAACTTGGACTAGAAGGTACAATAGGTGGATACCTACCATATGATATAAAAACTAATCCATATTTTAAAGGAGACTATTTTATAAATCTTCAAAAAAATCTTGGTAAATTTTCTATAGGAGCTGGAGCAAATAAACAAATATTTGGTTATCCTGACCAATCAGGAAATTTTACAAGAGTTCCTTCAGGAATATCTTCTAATTTTAATTTAAGATTTAACTTTCAAGGAGGGGGTTCAAAAAAAGAACATTGGGATTTTATTACAGATCCAAAGTCAGAAGCTATTAAGGTTCATAACCTTCCACAATTTAACTTCACTGATGTAGAAAGTCCTGAAAATCCATTTATAGGATATAGGATTCAAAAGCCTTATTTATTCAAAAAACCAATTATCACAAAATATGATGATGATTCTGAAGAATATACTTTTTTAGAGAAAGGTACTGATGAATATAAAGATATTTTTAATAGAGCTAGAGAAGGTTTAAAAAATATTAGACTTGCAACTAGAACTGAAAACATTTTAAATCGTGGTTATGGTAATAAAGAGTATATTCCTTCTCAAGAAGTCTTAGATAGAGTTGCTTATCAAAAAGCAAATTGGGGCAAAGATAAAATGGGAGATACAGATATTTTAGAAAATATGATAATCAAAGATATTACTGGTAATGAATTTATAACAAATCCAAAAGAGGCTAGAAAAATTACTAGATATAATAAATCAGCATTCGATATAGCTAAGTCATTGTTAGACTATGACATGAAAGAAGGGGGTTCTATAAACGATTACAAAATAGGAGATGAGGTAGATAAAGATACCTATCTTAGATTAAAAAAATTAGGTTACAAATTTGAATAATTATGAAAAAGACTTATAAAATAAAATCTTTACCTCAAACAAAAAAAAGTAATTTAATAAAAGTAAACTTCAAAAAAGGAGGCTCAATACCAAAATATCAAACTGGTACACCTACATATGCTGATAGTTTAGCACTTTATAATAATGCATTAGCAAAAGATGCATATTATAGAAATCAAAAAGATTACAAACTATTACAAACATATCTACAATCTGAAAGTCCGTTTACAGAAGAAAACTTAAAATATGCAGCAGATCACACACGATATGAAAGAGAGTATATTGAGAACTATATGTTAGAGGATCCAGAAGTATTTCCAGAGTTAACAAAAGATCATTTATTAGATAGAATAAAAAAAATATCAAATACTTTATATAGCACATCAGATTTTTTAGGACTTGATGAAAGTAATGGTACTTTAGGGGGTTATGATTATATATATGATCCAAATTTGAAACCTACTAAGTTATCGGCCCATGATCATAGAACTAATCCAGATGCTCCTCCTATATTATATAGTCCATATATATTACCACAAGGAGCATTACATTATTCACATAATGATATATATGACTTAAGTATGGTTCCTTATTATGATCCAGTAATGGTAAAACCATGGAATATGCTTACTAAAAAAGAAAAAGAATTTAGACGTAAGGTAGAAAAAGAAGGATATGTATTTACTAATCCCTACCCTGAAGATAATTCTACAGGAACAACAGATCCAAATATTTCAGTAGATGTTAGATTTAGAAAACTAGGTTTAGACTCTTCTTTTTCAAATAGAAAAAAAGTAGCAGAACAAGCAGGAATTGAAAACTATAAAGGAACTGCCGAGCAAAACAAAGCTTTAAATGAATGGATTGTAGAAAACTATAATCCTGAAACTAAAACTTTTAAAACAGAAAATATAGATAGCTTACCTATAGATAGCTTACCTATAAAAAGACAAACACAGCTAACAAATATACAACCGCAGTTAACAAATAAATCAACAAAAGATTCTGAACCTCAAGAACGAACAAAACAAGTACCTAAATATTTTTGGGAACAGCTTCCAAATGGAACTTGGGTAAAAAGAAAATTTATAGATGTTGGCAAAACAGATACTTTTGAATTTCAAAAAGGAGGTATCAAAGTAAACTTCCAAAAAGGAGGTTCTATACCAAAATATCAAAAAGGTAATCAAAAATATAATATACAAAAACCTAAGCCAATTGGATATTATCAAAACACATTAGACCCAGAAGTTTCAGAATCAACTGCAGTAGAAAATATCTTTAGACCTACTGAAGAACAAATAACAAAGGATAGAGAACACATAAAAAGAGTAGGAGATTTAACAAAAGCTATAAAAGAAGAAACAGGAGTATCTCATAATCAAGCTGTACAGAATGCACAGATGATTATAGAAAATGAAATGAAAGGACAGCCTTCTATGCAAGCAATGCCTACAAGATTACAAGGAAAAGCACAAGAAGAGTTTAGTAAAAAGGTAATGGATGATTCTTGGACACTTTCCGATTATATGGCTTTACCTCTTGACTTAATGTCAACTTTTTCACCACCCTCTGATGAAACAAGATATCAAAGAAGATTTAGAAGATATAATCCTAACACTTCGGCTTTAGATAAATTAAAAGAATCAACTTCTGAAGCTTTAAGTTTAGCACCATCAGCTGCATTAAATGTAGGCTTAACTTTAGCTGCTATGCCAGGAGCTAGTGCTAGTACTATAGCTGCTGAAAGCATGTTACCTTTTTCAACATCTTTACAAAAAGCTGCATTAAATCTAGAACCTATTCCTGCTTTTGTTAAAAGTTTACCAATAAGAAGAGCAGCAAACTATACACCTGGTCTTGTCAGGTATGTAGATGACGTGATTGGCACTACTAAAATGAAAGGAAAGTTTAGTTTACCTAAATATCAAAACACTTATAGAATAGAACATCCAGATGTTAACATGACATCCACAGCAGATGATGTTACAGGCAGATGGTTTTTAAAAACACCAAATACTAATGATACAGGATTTTATTTAGAAAACTTAAAAGACCCAACTGGTAAGGTAATTAAAAATCCACCAGGTGCCGTCTATGGTTTTAGCTCATTAGAAAATCCATCTAAAGTTAGAATAATGACCCAAAGACTTCCTGAGTATAAAATAAATCAGCAGTTTGGTGCAGGAATGCCAGAAGAAGCTAGAATAATGAGTATGGGTAGAGGAGACATGACAAATGCACAATTGGATGAAGTAATTGGAGCAGGTGCAGGTGATAGATTTACTGAAGGTAAATTTTTATGGACAGATTATAATGCAATGGAAACAGCTCCATTTTTATATCATCCTAGTGAAGGAATTTTAAATGCTAGTCAAGTTAATAAATTAAGAACAGGCAACACTGGAATTCTAAGTGGAGGAAAAAGTCAAGTCTTTGATAATCAAGCTGAAGCTTTTAAATACTTTCTTAATGAAAGTGAAGCTGCTAAAAATGTTTTTTCAAAGTTTAGGCAACGTCTTCCTTTTCAAGAAGGAGGTTCAGTAAACGATTACAAATATGGAGGCTCAATACCAAAATTTAATTTTAAAAAAGGATATAGAAGAGTTTATGAGGAAGATTCAGGATCAACAGAATTTGGTAAAAAGAAAGTTATAGATGTATATAGACCAATGTTTGGAACAAGTAAAACTGTAGAGAAAGATATTACATACGCATTCGATGATGAGCCTAGGAAAAAATTCACAGAGAGAGAAGTAACAAAAACTTTCAATGATGGTAGCCTAAAATCTTATAAAATGATAAGAAGAAAAGATGGTAAACTATTAAAAGAATATTCTACACCAAAACAAACATTTGAGAAAGGAGAAATGCCACATAATCTAATTCAAAAAATAGGATATCCAAAAATATTTTAGAATAGTAAAAAAACCAATGTATTTTATTATTTATAATTAAATTATTACTTTTACAAATTATGAAAGAAAAGAGAATGCTAAATGCTTTAATGCAAGCTGGATATTCCTATGAAGAGGCATACCAAATAGTTTATGGTGAGCCTCCAACAACGATAGACCCTGATTTTGTAAATCAGTACAAGAAAGAACAAAAACAATTTGACCAACTTTTTAACTTAAATTTACAAGACCAAGTAACGATAGACCCTGATTTTGTAAATCAGTACAAGAAAGAACAAAAACAATTTGACCAACCTTTTAACTTAAATTTACCTAATCTAAATTTACCTAACTTAAATTTACCTAATCTAAATTTAGGAAACTTAAGAGGTTTATTACAAAACTCAAATGGAGAAATAACAGAAGAAGGTGTAAATGAAGAAATAACAGAAGAAGGTGTAGAAGGAACTAATCAGCAAACAGCTTTCGATAGTTTTTTAGCAGGGGCTCCATTCTTTAATGCTTATGGCATGTCAACGCCCTCGGCTTTATATAACGCAGGGAGGTCCTTTGCATCAGGAAAACCAGGAATGGGTTTAGCTGGACTAGGTTTAGCTGGATTAAGAGGTGCTGCTAACATACTCGCAGGAATGGGTGCGCAAAAAAGACAAGATAATACAATGGATTGGTATTATAAAAATCTAAATAGACAATATTTTGAGTCACAACCTCAATATAAAGATGATGCAACAGCATTAGGGTACGCTTTTGAAGATGGTGGTAGACAAGCAAGAAAAAACGAAAGAAAATTTTCTCCTGCAATAGACTTATTTGGAAGATATGGAGAAGTTAATTATTTAGGACAAGATTTACCAGAATACTCAGATATCCAAAAATTTGGTTATGGAGACCCTGGAATTATAGGCTCAATAAAACATGCTATGGATATGAATAGAGATATTAAAGAGCTTAATAAAAGTTTACCAGAAGATGAAAAATTTGGTAAAGTTAGAGCACTAGCATTTACAGGTAGAAGACCAACTGAATCAGTATCTTTTGAGGATGGTGGAATGAAGAGATATAACTTCCTAAGAGCACTAAAAGATTCAAATGCTGATTTTACAGTCGACATGGAAGATGAGCTAGAAGATTTAAAAGAAGATTTATTCCCAGAGTTATTTAAAGCAGGTGGTAAAAAAGGAGGAATACCTGAAAGATACAAAAAAAGAGGATTCTCTAAAGTAGGCGTAAAGAAAAGAGCACCAGAAGGAGCTAAGCACAAATGGGAAGTATTAGCTAAAAAAGGAGATAGGTACAAAATAGTCAAAGGAGGTTATAGAGGGATGGATGATTTCACCCAACATAAAAACAAAGAAAGACAAAAAAGATTTTGGCAAAGAATGGGAGGTAAAAATTCCGCAAAAGCTAAAGACCCATTTTCACCTCTTTACTGGCACAAAAGATTTGGAACCTGGGAAGATGGTGGAGAAATAGAAGAACAAATGGCACAAGATCAAGCTGTAGCTGAACAACAATCAATGATGCAAGAACAACAAGCTATGGAAGATCAAGAAATGGTTCAACAAGCTAGTCAAGAGCAAGCAATGATGCAACAGCAACAACAAATACTAGCAATGATTGTTCAAGCATTACAACAAGGTGCTACTCCTGAACAAGTTGTTCAAGTATTGGTTCAAAATGGAATACCAGAAGAACAAGCAATGCAAATGGTTCAAATGGTAATTCAACAAATGCAAGGTGCTGCTCCACAGATGAATTATGGAGGGTTATTTCAAACACCTTCTTTTTATGAAAATGGAGGAGGAAAAGATGGAAAAGCTGGAAAAAGTAATTCTAATCCTAATTCTAAATATCGAGGTCCTATAATTGAAGATACATCAGAAGTTGATGGATATTCTGCTAGTCTTTGGAATCTAGTACCTACAACTGGTTATAAATATTGGAGTGATTATGCTCAAGATTATTTAACAAGTGATGAGATTAGTGATCTTTATGATAATGTTGCAACTGCATATGGTAAAAATGAAGGCAATTCTGAAGAAAATAAAAAAGCTTTTGAAACATTATATCAAGATTATAAAAATGCTAGACCTCCTTTACATGAAATTACTGATATGTTTTATCCTGGTAGCTATGCAAATGCGCAAAGATTAGGGTATCTACTACCAAAAGCAAGAAATGCTTTTAATAGTATATTTGATACTAATTATAAGATGGGAGGTAACATGTATGAAAATGGAGGAATTAGAAAAATATATGATAAAGAAGGAAATCCACTATCAAGTGTTGAAGGACAGGATACAATATATGTAGACAGTACATCTGACCCATACTATAAACAAAATAGAAATTGGTGGAATATGTATAATCGATTTCAAGAATTTGGAAAATCACCAAGTACAGAAGATTTAGAATCTATACCTAGTTATGCAATATCTAGGAATCCTTCTGGAGAAATAACATCTATAGCGAAACCACGTTTAACCTATAATGTATTAAAACCAAAAGGAGAAGATACATTTATGTTTACAAGAAGTGTTGAACCATTAACTAATTTAAAAATGGGAGGAGAAACATTTATGGGTAAAGGACCAGGTGAAAAGATTTCTTTTAATTATGGTGGTAAGAAGTATAGTGGAACAATAGATAGAGTAGAAAACGGAAAACTATATTTAAAATAATATGGCTAAGGAGTTCGATATAGATAAAATAGAAAGAGCAGGACAAGAAGACTTACCAAAGTTAATGACCGATGCTTACACTAAGGAGCTTTCTCCAAAAACTGGCGTAGAACCAAATGCTGAAATTGAGAAGGGTGAGTATATAATGTATCCTGATGGAACAACTCAAAAAGCTATTGGAGAAACACACTCTAATGGTGGAATGATGATGAATTTACCTGAAGGAACAAGAGTGTTATCTAATTATTTAACAGTAGCCCCAGAAACAAGAAAAGAATTAGAAACTAATTTTGATATGAAGGTCTCAAAAAAAGACACATATTCAAAAGTATTAGATAATTTCTTAAAAAAAATTGGTTATGAGAAAGTAGTTCAAGAGCAAGAAGAAGCTTTTGAAGCACTTAATAAGCTCCTTAATAAAAAATCAATAGATAGAAACACACTAGCAGTAAATAGAGAATTCCTGTCAAAGAAGATATTCGATATAGAAACAAAAAAACAAGAGCTAGAAGAATATAAAAAAGAAATGTTTGATCTTCTTTACAATGAACAAGAAGATACAAAATCTTTAAAAGAAAAAAATGAAGATGGAGAGTACAAATATGGAGGACTAAAAAGAAGTAAGTTCGAGGATATTTGTAGAAAAAATGGTATGACCGTTGAAGAAGGCATGAGAGCACTCTCAGGTAAAAAATATGAATACGGAGGACAAATACCAAAATATCAAGAAGCTGGTAAGCATACTATATCATCAGGAGAAACATTCTATGGAATAGCAAACAAATATGGTTTAAAGTTCGATGAACTAACAAATGCTAATCCAGGTATTAACATAGAAAAAATAAAAGTAGGCCAGGTAATAAATGTCCCACAAAAAGATGATTTCACTATTGATATGGACTACCTTAAAAAAGGTATTTCACATGTTGAAAGTGCTGATGGTGTTTTGATGAAAAATCCAAATTCCTCTGCCACAGGTTTATTTGGTCAGCTTTATAACGAGTTAACTAGCGATATTTATTCTGGAACAAGAGACCAATTCGCAAAAGATAAAGAGGCTCAAAACAAAGTATTTAATTATAGATATAACACTGGTATTGGAGGAAACTCATTAAAACAAGATGCTAAAGATATAATTAATGAATACCAAAATCAAGTAGACTTATCAGGTTATTCAAATGAAGACATTGTAGCCCTTGTAAACTTTTTAGGAAGGCAAGGAACTAGAAAATATTTTGGTAACGTAGTAAGAGATAATAAATCCCTAGAAGAAGTATTCCCAAATCTATATGGGAAAAATGTAGAATCAAAAAATAAAACTCCTAAAGAATACTTAGAATCTTTTAGATCAGTAAAAAGAGATGGTGGATATATAAAAAAATATCAAGATGGAGACTCTATAGATTATGATATAGAGTACGAACAAAATCCTTTATATAAAGAAAATGTTAGAGGACAAAAACGTGCTGGAGAAGGTGGTGGATATGGAGACATTGCAAATGCAGAAGATGCTTTAAATGCATTGTATAAACAATTTCCAGACATTGTATTAGATGTTTTTGGCAGTGATGTAAAAGTTGAAGGGGGGAGATTAAAACTAGTTAATAAAGATATAAAATTAAATACAGTAAATCCAAAAGTAAAAACCTTACAAAAAAGGATGGACTCACGCATGAGAGCCGCCGCTGATTTAATACTAAGTGGAAGAATAAACGTAAGTCAAGATGAAATAGATGCTGCTACAAAATATAAAGAAGAAGAAACATTTGTACCTGACACATTAGAAGAGTTAACAGAACAACAAAGAGTAAGACAAGTAGAAGGTAAGCTAGGAGAATTTACATCTGGAAGGTATTTACCAAATATAGACTTACTTACACCTGAAGAAATAGAAAAATCAAAGAAGAAAGGGTATACAACAGCTAAGCAAGTAAAAGCAGACGAAGAATTTTACAATTCTTTATCAGATGATACAAAAGCTAGATTTGATACATTAGGTGATTTAGGTGATGCAGACTTCTTTATCTCCGACTATGAAACAATAGTACCACTAGAGGAAGAAGAGATAGATATAAATGTTCCAAAGCCATATTTCCCTAGAATGTTTGCGTATCCATATCAATACGTTAGACCTCCAATGGGAATGCAAGCTACATTATTTCCAGAGGTTAGATTATCTAGATTAGACCCAATAAAATTAAGCCCTGAACAGCAATTACAGGCTATATCTGATGCTAGAAGCTTCTCAACAGATCAATTATCTGATTTAAATCCTGTGCAAAGAGCATCTGCATTATCTCAATTAACTGGCACAGCTATGGGAGCTGAAGCAAAAGCAATCAGAGATACCAATGTAATGAATATGCAAAATCAAGCTCAAACTGATTTATTCAATGCAGGTCAAAGGGATAAAGAAAGTATGTTAAGAGCACAAAATGCTTTAGGATATGAGGCAAGAACTTTTACAGCATTAGATAAAACAGATAAAGATATGAGGGATTGGGAGTTGTACAATAACAAACAAGCGTTAGCTGCATACGATTACAATAGAAAAATGAATCTAATGGCTAGTATATTCCCACAGTTTAATCCAGATTTCTTTGGACAAACGATTCAGTTTGACCCAACAGATACTATGGATATAGAAGAAAGAAGGGATTACCTTACATATGTAGCCAACAATCTAATTTAACCATTCAATTTTAAATTAAAATGTTATAATACCAGTCACATATTGTGTCTGGTTTTTTTGTATGTTAAAATATTTAATATTTTTTCATCATATTGATATAATTGATATATTTGTAGTTATTAATAATTTTTAGAGAAAATGGCTAGTGCATATAGTACTTTACATAATTACGCAAGTCTTCCAGTATATACTCCTGATTTAACTTTGGTATTAGAAGGCCTTAAGTACAAACAGGGTAAGTATGATGAGAATAGGGAAAAATTACAATCAACTTTGGATAAGTATTCAATGTTAGATGTAGTTAAAGATGAAGATGAAGATTACTTAGTAGATAAATTAAAAAAGGTTGAAGAAATAACAAATAGATATACCCATATGGACTTATCAAGTGATGCTTTAACACAATCACTTATTAGAAATATGGGGCAAGTTTTGGATGAAAACGTCAAAACAGCTGTACTATCATCAAAAGTTTATAGAAACGAAAAAGCAGCTTGGAACAAATTAAAAGAAGATAATCCCGACAAGTATGCTGAACAAAATTATCAATTTGCTCAACAAGGAGCACAATCATGGTTATCAGATGGCAAAGTCGGATCAGCTTATAATGGTGGTGGCGGTGTTATTGAATATATAGATGTAGACGATGTAATTAGGGAAGGTATGAAAGACCTAAAAGATGTCTATCAATTAGAATATGTAGAAGTAGAGGGTGTAGAAGGCTCTATTTTTAGAGATGTAAATGAGAGAAAAGCAGCAACACCAGAGAGGGTTAGGCAAGCTTTAAATTCTCTACTTGGACCAAAAGAAATTAGACAGTTAGGTATAGATGCTTGGGCTACATATGATAATTACTCTAGCGAAGATATTTCTAATATTGCAAAAGAAAGACAAAATTTAAAGATAGATGCATATGCAGATAATGTTACTAAACTTGAATCTCTACTTAGTAATCCAGATAATCTAACTGATGCCGAAAAACAATTTTATCAAAATCAATTAGAAGAATCAAAAATAAATTTACAAAACGCAAAAGACAAACCATTTGGAGGCTTAGATGTTTCAAATAAAGAAACAGCTTACACATCTTTGTATATAAACGATTATATTGATAATTTTGTAGACTTATACTCGTATGATGTCATTACCGATACAAAGGTTTACGAAAATGATAAAGAGATGTACGATGCTTTAACTAAAGTTGAAGAAAGTAAAAAAACAAAAGGAAAAGGAAAAACAAAAGGAACCACATCAACTTTAGATGATATAACAGCTTTCGAGGGTAAAGAAGTCATAATACCTCTTGATGAAGACGATCCAACATCACCTTTTGAAACAATTGAAAAGTTATCTAATGATGCTATAAGTAATGCCGAACAACTACTTGGTATTGAACTAGACCAGTCTAATTTATCTGATTTTTATACAGTATTTAGTGAAGAGAACTTACTTTCAAATATAGGAGGAACTACAGATTTTAATGGTAAAACTATAGAATTAACTCCAGAAAATATAGCATCAATTATTTCAGCAAAAAATGCTTTATCTGGTAAATACATGGATATTTATAATGATACAAACATTTATAAAATAGACAATATGGCTAGTACTTTAGCCCAACTTACAGCTGCTTATTATATGGAAACAGGTGGAGAAGATGCTGTAGTTGACATGGACCCTACAGAGTTAATTTTTCCAAATTTTCTTATTAGAAAAAATGACAAAGGTGTTTATGAAAGAGTTGATACAGAAGATGGTGCTGAGTTTTATCTCCCATTATTAAACAAGTATGGAAAACTTATAATTGAAAAAGGAGAACAAAAAGCATTAAATAGTTTAACAAAAGATGAGAAACTTAATTTAGAATTACTTCTTGCATCACAAACGATTATCGATCAAGACACAGATGAAACTGTAACCAAAACTGTAGAACACACACTTAAATATAAAATACTTAAAGATGTATCACAGGAGGTATCTCAATCAATAATAGATGATTTAGATATAGCTAGAGAGTCAACAAAAAGATATGCTATAATATCTGACGATTCAGGAGAAGAGGCGTATACCACAATTCAGATTGGAGATTATTATGGCGATGTAAATAAATTAAAGCAATGGGGGTTAGACGTTGATAGACTTTCCAATTTAGACCCTGAGTTTAATACATACGATGAACCTAGTCATTCTTTTTATATTAATAGTAGTAGAAAAAATTTAGTAAATAAGTTTAAAGAATTATCAAGCGCATATAATAAATACAATCAATCAAAGGAGGGTTCTGAAGTTAAAGCAGACAGTGAATCAGTAATTAGAAATTTAATAACAGACATTAATGATATTACAGCTAATACTAAGAATGTCTTGAATAAAACAGAAGGCTGGGGCGAAGACAACTACTTATCAGAATTAACCGCAGGTGACGTTGAATATCAAATAGGGGATGCAAACGAAGTTAGTTTAGGCGAGGATCAAGACTCTCCTACAATGCTAATAAAAAATTGGCAAAAAGAACTAGAAGAAAAAGCAAAATCGAGTGTTGCTGAAGCAAGTAATTACCTAACTATAAGAGGTGTAAAATTTACTTCTGAAGACCCTGCCTACGATAACATAATAGCAAGTGCTGTAGATTTAGAAGGTAACCCATTTGTACCACAAAGTTACAAAGGTGTAATACAGGTAAGTCCTAAATTAGAAAATGGACAACCTACCGGTAATTATGAAGTATTAGCTCAAGTTTCTAAGAGCCAAAAAGAAGATGGTTATACTGGAAAAGGTATAATAACAAAGGAAGACTTAGATAGAAATAATATAAGTATTCCAGTAGACACTGAAGTAACTAATTATAATACAGATTTAAAATCAGGAGCTAATAAAATATATTTAGGTAGAGGATCAATTGGGTATTCTCAAGCTATTGAGGATTCAAATAAAGACTTATTTTTAGCCAATATTAATGATTTAAAATCAATGTCAAATTTAATAGGAGAGGATGCTGTTAACATGACTGAGGAGGCAATAAGAGGTTATAAAAACGGCGATTTTAAATTTGGAATTGAAGCATTAGACATCAACAATAGTGGAAATTATAATTACTATGGAGTAATCTATACAGCTACAGGACCACAACCAATTCAAATATTAAGAGATAGAGATAATCAACCAACAAAAATGTTAAATTCAAAACAAGTCGCAGACTTCATGGCAGCATCAAAGCAGTTCTCATCTGAGTTAATGTATAAATTTCTAGAACAAACCCTATTAGAGATGCAAGAGATAAAAGTACAAACCAATGCATTACTTAATCAAACGAAAAGAGACGGAACTATTCCAATAATTACTAGAGAATAGATTATAAAAATTTAATTAACTATGGCAATAGACGATAAAGGTTTCGGATTTATTCAGACTAGCAAATTTACAGAAAGTGGAAAAGAAAGTCCATTTGGATTTACTCAGACTAGTAAATTTACAGAAAGTGGAAAAGAAAGTCCATTTTTAGATGATAGCATTAGGGATTATCTAGGACTTGATAAAAAACAAAAAGAATCAGCAATCTCAGAACAATTCTATGCACCATCAAAATTACCTGAAAGAGAAGGTTTTAGACAATTCGATGTAGCCAAAAGAGATGTTCCATTAGAAGCAATATATGATAGATTAAGTGATGGAAGTTATGTAAAAAAATATGATACATACAGAGGTGCTTTTGGCAACGAAGATAGGTTAGCACAAGATCAGTCAACTTGGCAAAAATGGATAAATGGTGTAACAAAAAACATGATTAAAGTACCAATTTATGCACTTGATGCAACAGTTGGTTTAGGTTATGGTATATACAATGGTATAGCAAATGGAGAGTTTAATCAAGTATGGGACAATGAATTTTCAAATTATTTAGATGATATAAATAAGCAACTAGATAACGCAATGCCAAATTACTACTCCGATGAAGAAAGAGCCATGGGAGTATTAGAAAGCATGGGAACAGCAAATTTTTGGGCTAACGATTTTGCTGGAGGTTTAGCATTTGTAGGTGGAGCTGTATTACCAGAGGTTGCAATAGGAATAGCAACAGGAGGCTCATCTCTAGGTGTTTCGTTAGCTAAAGCAGGTGCTTCAACTGTATTGAAATCTGCAGTTAAACAAGGAATAAAGCAAGGAGTAAAAACAACTGCTAAAAAAACTGTTTTAGGCAAAACACTTAAAGCTATAGGTGATGCCACAAAATTCAATAAAGGTAGAGATATAATAAGAGGTGGCCATAGAGCCATTTTTGGAAAACAAGTAGGAGATATAACATCCACAGCTGCTTTTTTAGCTAGGTCATCTGGATTTGAAGCTGGAATGGAAGCTAGACATAATTTACATCAAAGTGTAGATACTTTTTATAGTGAATTTAAAGAAAAAAATGGTAGAGAACCTAGCCCAGAAGAAATAAGTGAATTTATGAATTCAGCTGTTAACGCTGGTAATTCAGTCTTTACATCTAACATGGCAATATTAGGAGTGTCAAACTCTGTTATGTTTGGTAAGTCATTAGGAATTGGTAAAATACCAGGCATAAAACAAGCTCTAGACCATACAAACAAAATAGGAAATAGAATAATTGGGCTTGGGACAAAAACTGATAAGCTAGGTAAAATGTCAATGAGAGGTGCAAATAAAGCACAAAAATTCTTAGGAAACTCTTATCTTATACTTAGAAAACCATTTTATGAAGGTGTATTTGAAGAAGGATTACAAGGTGTAGCTGGAAGTAGTATGCAATCATATCTTCAAACAATGTATGACCCAACTGCTACTGAAGCAGAATCTATGTTTAGTATGTTGCCATATGCATTTGAAAAACAATATACAGAAACAGCAGGTTTAAAAGAAGTTGTTATAGGAATGCTTATTGGTATGGTCGGTGGAGCTGTATCTAATCCAAAATCAATAAAAGAGGGTACTGCATTCGAAGGCTTTGGAAAATTAAGCAGAAAATCTTTACAACAACAAAAAGAAAAACAACTTGAATATGCTAATTCAGGTATAGAAAATATAACAAATTTAAATAGAGCATCTTCAATAAGAAATTTTGTAAACCTTACACAATCTGGAGCTGAAACAGACATAGAATTAACAGTAGAGGATGCTTACACAAATTATCAATTTATAAGATCACAGGAAGGAGTAAAGTCTAAATCTGATATGATTCAAGACTATGAGGCTGTTATTGATAACATGGAGCTTGATAAATCTTCAAAAGAAATGTTAGATAATGCAAACATATCAGTAGAAGATTATAAAGCAAATTTAAAATCACAATTTAAACAAAACTTAAAAAGTTACACATTCGCAAACAAGGTAACAGATGCTCTAGGAATTGACTCTATTGAACTTCCAAATGGTGAAAAAAGGCAAATTAAAGATGCTGTAACATATAATATATATTTAGGAGAAAGAGCAATTGATGCTGCCGAACAAGTAGCAAAACAAATAGATCAAATTGTTGGACAAGAGGGCTTATTTAGCCATATGATGTTTTTTGAAAATCTTTCTGAAGAACAAAAATCTAAAATAGCAGAAAGAAAACAAAAACAAAAAAGACTAGATTACTTAAAAGAAAAAGCTAGAGAATATGGATCTTGGTTAACAACTAATCAAAGACCTAGTAGATTAAAAAGAGATTTAAAAACAGAGACTTTAGATAAAAAAGTAAAAGATTATTCTGAAAAATTAGTATTAGTAAATCAACAAACAGCACAACTACAAAGAGAGATTGATAATTTAGATGAGGTTCTTAATAGCGAATTTAAGAAATCAAATTTCTCATTTAATGAAAAATTAAAATCTTTATCTCTTGAGGAAATGGATATGGCTACAGCCATTGAAGAACTTTCAAAACTAGATAAATATGCTGAAGATTTAGAAAAATCAGGAAACAAGTTTGAAGCGGAATCTTTAGATTACCTTATTACTCAATTTAAAACATTAGCCAATCACCATAGAAATACCGACTTAATGTTAAGGGATTTATATGAGACAGATTATTTTTCTAGTAAAGATGGTAGAACATTCTTAGAGAAAATGGTTGGTAAGAAGTATAAAATGTCTGAAGAGTTTAAAAAAATAGTCAGAGAAAATAACGATACAATAGATAATTCTTTAAAAAGAGTTGGGCTAAAAAGAAATGAGCTTATCGACCAAAAAACAGAAGAAGTATTCAAGGAGGTATTAGAGGAAAATAAAGAAATACCTGAAAGACAAAAATACAAGATTGAATCTATGTTTAGGTTACTTATCGCTCAAGCAGAAGCGACAGCTGTAGCCAAGGCAATAATAGAACAAAACGAAGTAATAAAAACTTCAGCTGAAAAGTCATCAGAAAAAAGAACACCTTTAGATGGAGATACTATAGTTCTAAAACAAGCTTTAGATTTAAAATTAGAAGATTTAACATCTTTAGACAAAATCAATGAAGCTATAGATAAAATGACAGAAGCTATAGATAATGTAATGGCTAGAGAAGACATTAACGCTGAAAGAATAGAACAATTAAACGAAAGAAAAGAGGCGTTAGAAAAATTAAAAGAAAGAGCCAAAACAGAAAAAGTAACAACAGAAGAATTACTTTTAGAAACATTAAAACAGGATTTAGCTGAAGAAGAAAGAAGAGTTAGAGAGGGAGTAGGTAATGAAGAAATGGTCGAAGACATAAAGAATGATATAGCCAATTTAGAAAAAGCCTTAGAAGAAGATAATACAAAAGAAGCTAGAGAAGAAGAGTTAGCTAGACTTGATGAAGATATAAAAATTATCGAAGAAGAAATAGAAGCTCTAAAGAAACCATTTAAAATAACTCAATCAGAGGACTATTTAAGATACCTAGAATTAGCTAAAGAAAAAGAAAATAGAAATCTAACCAATCAAGAAAAGTTAGAATTTGAAGCATTAGAAAGAGAGATAGACCAATGGTTACTTTTTACAGGTGCTATTTATCAAGGATTTAGATTAAGTGATTTAGTCAGAGAAAAAGCTTTACTTGAAGAAATAGAAGTAGCTAAAGAGGGTGACGTATCTACAGTTGAAAAAAATGACACAGAAGTACAAGAAGAGTATTTCCCAGAGAGTAATACTAATGCAAATTATGAATACTCATTAACATATGATGTAGTAGTTGCATCTGGAACAAAGGATGGTGTAAAATTACATAACATTAATTTGGAACAGTTACAAGAAATGATTGGATTTAGAATAGATCCATCAACTATTTCATATGATGAAAAAGGTAATATTATACTTTCTTTAGGGACTATAAACAGAATTAATAAAGAATCAAATTTAAGAATACTCCCTGATGGGGGAACATTTAGTATAGTCCTAGAAATGCTACCTTCAGCAAAGGAAGGTGACCCAAATAGACTATATCCATTAAAGAGTCAATTCTCTGAAGAGTTTAATAATTCAGAAGGTCATGATATAACAGCTATATATGATTTAGAACAAGGAGCAGAGATAACATTAGAAATAGACCCTAATGACCCATATAATAGAGAGTTAATAGACGAATATAATTCTGCTGAAACTGAAGAACAAAAAGCTGAAGTTAAAGATAAAATAAAAAAGAAAATATTAATTAGAGCAACATCTAGAGTAAAAGATTCAGAAGGAAATACTCAAAAAGCTCACGTTGGTACTTTAAAAGGCTTCAACAATGGAAGAAAAAATAAAGATAACGATTTAACATTTGAAGCTTTAAGGTCCGCAATAGTAGATAACAATGCTCAATTCGAAGAGTTTTTAAGAGGAGAAGGTAAGATTGATGTTAGGGTAGAATCTTTAGATAAAGATGGAAACATAATATTTAGTGAGCCTACAATAACTGTTGGTAAAACATTATTAGGTAGGATTAATTATAATTTCTATGAAACAGAAACTGGATTAGTAGTAAGAGAGAAAGAAATTTCAGAAGAAGAGGCTAAGAATGTAATTGATTTAGGATATATCCAAGGAGATGAGGTTAAAACTAAAAACGGAACATCACCTAGATTATCTTATCTTTCAAAGTTAAAGAAAAGTGGTAAAAAAGTTCCCTTTGTTGTGATTAGAAAAGGAACTCATGACATAGCAATACCTGTTAATGTAAATGAGAGAATGTCTTCTAGCACACAGGATTTCCAAGATATATGGAACTCTGATACAAACATGGATGATAAGATATTCGCTTTAAATAGATATTTAGCAGATAAGGGAGTAGACATAAAAGTATCTGGAAAAGGTTTTTCTTTACTAGACACAGAAACTCATACACAAGAGTTTTTTAATCAGAAACTTGCAGAATTGCAAAATATGAAGTATTTTTACGATTTAGATAATTGGGTTAAAAAAGATACTGATATGATTGAAACTCTAAAAAATGAGGTGAGAGTTAATTTCGATTTAACAAATCCAATACATTCTCCAAAACTACTACTTAACTATAGCCAGGTTAACTTAGCAAAACCAGACAATATACTAAGTAGTGAAAATATCGGAGAAGCTCAACGAGATTCAGATGCCTTGAAATACTTAAAATTATCACCAGAGGAAAGAGCTAAGATAGATGAAGAAAAAAATAATGAGTGTTAATAAAAAAATATAATGGGAGTAGCTTGTAAAATTGTAAGAACAGATAGTGGTGTTTTAGCACTAGATAATCAAGGTAAAGTATCAAATTTGTACCTTGATTTATTGTCTTATTTCCAAAATGATCGATTAGCCTTAGATTATTGGGCTATGACTCACACAGATGATTTTAAAAAGGCTTTTAACGGAAGATCTGATAACATGTCTGTTGAAGATGTTGTTGCATATGTAAATATATTAGATGTTGAAAATTCAGAATTATCTCCTTCAGAAAAGTATGAGGTAACTTCTATAATGGAAGCTAATAATATAAGAGATTTAAACGAGCTAAGTACAAAATTAAATAAGATATTTAAACCAAATGGGTTTATTGAATTAGATAGCGTAGCTGCACTAGATAGTGGGATATACAATGAAGAAGATTTAAAAAATATTAACTTAGTTGAAATAGAATACCTCTTACATAAGATAGAAGGGGATTTACAAAAGGGTAAAAACTTTTTGGTTGAACCATCTCAAGATGATGTAGCATTAATTGACGAGAGTAAAAAAACAATTTTAGGTACATCGTTTCAATTATCTAGAACTGATATTGACAATGACATCATATCTAAGACTGATATATTTACTCCTGAAGCAATAGAAGAAGCTGTTCAAAATTCAGACTTCCAATCATATAAAGATAAATTTAATAATGACGAGGCGTTTAGAAATAAAGAGACTGAAAGACTTAGTAAGCTTTCTAAACTACCTATACTATCTTTTGTTGGTGAAACATTAACAAGTGAAAATGTTTCTTACTATGATCAACTATTAAATACTATACCTGCTACTTTTGATATTGTAGATATTGAATCTGACTTAGATTTTTTAGAGGAGATAACCCCTGAAAAATGGTTTAACAATCCTACACAAATAAGAAATGTGCTAAGAGAAGTAGAACAAACATTAGCAAAAAATAATATAGATTTAGTAGGTCTATCAGAGTTATATAATGAAAGAGAACAAGTACTATCTTTGATAACTCCTTTAAAGAACATGATTAGAAATACTAGTGAAATAACTATACAAGAATTTGCTAGAGCACATGATCAAATATTTACTCCATCAGAGAATAAAATTACAAGAGTAATCCCAGAGAAATATAAAGGCTTAAATATAGTACACCTTAATTCTAGAAAAACAGATGCTGAATTATATAGAGAGCATGGTTTAATAAAACTTGAGGAAAACATGTATCATAAAGTAGAAAGACTAACTGATACAGTAGCCGCTTATGATTATATATACACACAGTTAGTAGAGGGTAAAATGACTATACCATCTCAATATATTACTGTAAAAGACTATAAGAATCCAGATAATAAAGTAGAAGTTTTAAAGGGCATTACTAACTTTGTAAACTCTAGAGAAACTGGAATAGTCTCTGAATTTCAAGAAGAGATATCTTTGTATCAATTAGTTTTTGATCACAATCCAATTCAAAAAGAAGATTATAGAAAACTATCTACAATTAGAACAGATGAGGTTTACCTTAAAACAGATTTTGTGTCTGATTTCTATAATTATGTATTAAATGAAAAGTTAAACGATACACCAATATATAGAGAAACTTTATCTAAATTTAAATTTACTAGCTCCGACATTGAAATTGATGGGTATATATCATCACTTGATGGTATTGAAATGCAACAAGAGTTAGAAGATTATTTAAAGCTTAAAAAAGGAACTTCCTACGAATTTATGTTTAATAATGGCGAAGGGTATTTACTAGAAGATTCTCAAGCTATTAATAACCCAGAGTCTATTCAAGCATATAAATCAGAAATAGTAGTTGATGGGAATTATGTTATTACAAACCCTCAATCTGATATGTTTGTAAATAATGAAGGTATACTATATAGAAAAGTTGGAAAATCTTTAAATGCTGACATCTATTTAAAAATAAGTGAAGTAAATAGACCTGTATACAATACAGCTATAGAGAACTTTGAATACAACCAAGATGAAGCACAAGCTATTTTAGACAAATATCAAAATGGTTTAGACTCTCAAAAAATGTCTTTCCAAGAGTTTAATGAGAGATTAGAAAAAGCAGAGACATCTCCTACAACTATTTTATTTCAAACTCAAGAACTTGAGAGAGTAAATGTTACACCAAAAGCTTTAACAGACGCAGTTCTATCTAAGTTAGAGGAAACAGGATTAGCAAACAACGTTTATTCAATGACTTCTGAAGAGATAGATGCTAAATTAGAAGAAATCGGATTAACAGAGGAGGTAAGAAAACAAATAGTAGCATGGCATGGAACTCAAAATCCAGCTAAAAATCTTAAGAAAAAAGATTTTAAAAATCAGATAAAATATGGAGAGTTATTATCAGGGGCTTATTTTGGAAACAAAACTATAGCAGCTGGTTTTTCAGGTATGTTCAAAGGCTCTACCTTATTTAAGGCTAAGATAGATGAATCTGGTTTTGAGACTATAGACATGAAAAAAACAACACCTATAGGAACACAGGAGTTGATTGAAGTAATAGGACAAGAAAGATATGATGATTTACTAGAGAAAAAGAAAAATGGTCAAATAAAAGGATTAATATTAGAAAATACATATGAAAAAAATTACCCTATAGGAACCACTACACAGTATCTAGTTTTTGATCCAAATACAGTATCAATTTTAGATAAGTTTATAGGAGATAGGCTAGAGGAAGAAGTTATGGATTCCTTTGGTATTGTGTATGACCCAATAAATTTATCATTATCTACCGAATCTTTAACTATTACCCCTAATGGATTTGTATACAATGGAGATGTATATTTAAATACAGACAACCCAAGAATACTAAATACACAAATACATGAGTTTGGCCACCTATTTAATTTTTGGGCCAAAGAAAATAGACCAAACCTTTATAGAAAAGGAATACAGTTAGTACAAGAACAGGGTCAAGAGTATATAGATAAAGTAAAAGAATCTCAACCAAATTTAGAAGGTGAAAGATTATACGAAGAAGCCTTAACACAACTAATTGGTGATAAGGGAGAATTAGTAGTCAACAAAAAAAGAAAATCTGCTATTAGAGAATGGCTGACTGATTTATGGAACTCAATTAAAAACGCTTTAGGAATCACACAATACACAGCAGAAGAGCTAGAGAATATAACCCTAGAACAATTTGCTGAAGCTGTCGCTATTGACATGTTAAGTGGCACTAAATTCCAAACATCTGAATACACAATACAACCATTATTAGATGAGATGTTTGCTAAGAAAAAAGGTAAAATGGTTAATATTCAAACAATTAATCAAATTTTAAAACAACCTACAACAAAAGCAATTGAAAAAGCAATAATTAGAGAGGTCTTAAATTTAGAAGGCTTTAGAGGAAAAACACAAATACCTTTTGATGAATTTAGAGGAGAAGTGAACGCTAGAATAATGCCACTAGATGTCATAGAAAGTACAACCTATTCAGATTATGGTTCAGACAATGTAGGAGTGGATGTTGGATTTTCTAGTACAAATATTTATAACTCAAAACTCGATCATCAAATAGACGGGCACTTTAAGAGAGATTTTGAAAAGAATTTAGATGGTATAGAATTTAGAGTTACAACAAATAGAGAATCTGGCATAAACTACGTTGTAGATAGAAACTCTAGAATAACACCAGAGAATATAGAAGAGGAAGCATACTTTATGTCACCGTCTTTAGAGATGACGAATAATTGGATTGAAAACTACAATAAAACTAGAAAGATAAATAGTGGGCAGTTTGGTCACACTAGAGTTTGGAGAGAAGCTGGAACAAAAGATGTTTATGTTGCTGAAATGCAATCGGACTCTTATCAAAAAGCTAAGGCTGTAGACATGGTTCTAACTAACTATGAAAATAATCCTAAGGACTTAAATTCTAAACAAAAGCCTATTTATAAAAAAATAAAAGAGACAGAAAAGTTAATCAATGATATTGATTCTAGCTTTGAGGGTAGTGAGGAGTATATAGTTAAAGACCTTTATAATGACATATCAGAGGCATTTAAATCAATTAATGAGGACAAAGAGGCTATAAAAAACCTAAATAAGGCAATAGAGGAAGCAAAAAAAGAAAATAGAGGCTTTGATGCTATAGAAAAACAAAAAGAAAAAGTACAAAGAAGATTAAAAGAACAAGAGGGCTATGCTAAATCATTAGTATCTTTAGCTTTAGGTGAAAAAATAGAACCAGTAGAAGTGCAAGATTATCAACTAGAAGGCAAAGGTTATCTAATGCCCTATAGCTTTATAACAGAGAAATTTAATAAGCAAAAAAAATCATACGAGTATAGATTAGGTAGAGAAATATTTACCTCACTAGAAGATGCTGTTTCCTACTATGAAAAAAATATTTTACCTGGAATTAAGCCAGATAAACAATTATACACTAAATACTTCAACGCTAAAAAAGATTTACCAAACTTAAAAAATAGCCTACTTGACAACGCAAGTTTAAGAGATAAACAATTCATTGCTCACCGTAAAAATTATACAGAGCGTTTATTAAGAGAGGAAATTAAAAGAAACGCAGAATTAGGTATGGAAACACTAGCAATACCAACACCTAGAACATTAGCGTTAATTGAAGGCTATATGTCAGCTGATGAATTTAATTTACAACCTTATGACATAGTGAGCAGTAGGAATACCGATGAATTAGAAAATGGTGATATTATAAAATACCTAGGAGAAGACCACACCGTTTTTAATGCTAACTCTACTGATTTTGAAGCAATTCCTACTGATAAAATTAATCAATTTAATATAGATGATTTTGTTAACCAAGAAGCCGATTTTTACGCTGACAATGATTCTAGCGAAATTTATTCTGAGTTAAAAGATAAGGACTTATTTACAAAAGAATCTTGGGATGAATTTAAAGAATCTTCCTACTACGATTATTTACTCCCAGAATTGGAAGATATAGCCGAATTAATAGATGAAGAAACAGAAACATATAGACTAGATAAAGATAAAATATATGATGCTATAAGAGAATATCATTTTGATTTCATATGGTCTGAAGGTATATCCACAACTTTAGAAAATCAAGGTATTAACGTATTATATGAGGATGATTACACTGTATATACTACAGAATATAATGTATACCCTGAAACATTACAACAACCTGATCAGTATGAAGAAATAGCAGATATCGATGAATTTAGTATAGAAGATATAGACGAAGATTATCAAGGTATACTAAAAAGGTATGAAAAAACAATTGATTTCTTTAAAAAAGAAAGAGGTGAAAACATAGAAACTATTACTGATAATAAAGGAAATGAGTGGGTTAGAACAGAATTAACATCCGAAGATGCAATATCTCCTGTAGTAGCTTTTCAAATGGAAATTCCATCCATAAAAAACATACCAAACACAATAACAAATTATAAAAACGAAGTAGCTACAGCTATAGAATCGTCTTTTGAAATGCTTACTCCAACAGAAGAAGAAACTAGAAATAAAGTTGAATGTCAATCATAGTATGATTAATAATCAATTTTAAATTCAAGACATAATTACTTAAATTTGTGGCTATGGAAAAAGAGGGGGATAAAATAATAATGAGGTCTAATAGATTGCAAGGAGTTCAAAAATCCTTCAATAACTTAGAAATGGTCTCCTCTGTAAGGGTTGGTGTAACAAAATTAACATCTAAGATTTTTAAGGAAAAAGGAATATCCTACATTGGAACAAGAGAGTCTCTAAGTGTTGGAGATGTTATCCAAGTGGGTAACTTTTCTATTTTATATAAAGTAGTTAAGCACCACAAGAAAACAGATGATAAGGGTAATATCTATAGGATAAAAAGAGTTGATGGGTTCAATATAACTTCTTTAGATATTGATGGAACCAAAGTTGGACAAAAGGTAATTATTAAAAATAGGAGATCATACCAAGATATATTCAATGATTTTGGAGATTTTAACGAACCACCATGTGAACCTGAAAAGGATTTAATGTGTGGTTATGAAGAAAAAGAATGTCCTATAATACCTGCAACAAATCCTACACCAGAACCACAGACATTTCAATATTCTTTAACAGTAGATGCCACATCTTCTTCAGCTGATGGTAGTTTTACATATACAGATGAAACAGGTACTACTATAGAATATATTATTCCATTTACAAAATTCCCTACTCAAATTGTATTTTGTGCAGAATATGGTAGCACAAAGTTTAATGGGTCAAATTATTATGCAAATAATGAAACCTGTCCAACACCACCATGTGTTTCGCCCTCTGGTCTAACCCTAGAGCGTACAGGAGATTGCTAAAAACCAAAAAAAATAGATAATAGAATATGGCTTGTTCAATTAAAAGAGATTCAAATAATAACATAACTGAAGTTCTTGCTCCAAATGGGCAGAAATCTAAGTTATTCGAAGAAATACAAACAAATGTATTTGTAGGAACTAATGATTTAGCTGCTAATGTATTGACTAGTTCTTATACAGATAGCATGGAAAAATTATTCCAAGATGCTGAGAATAATGTATATGATACAAAAGAACCAAAAGTATTTTATCAAGATAGTAAAGGAGAGGTCTTTGAAGATATAGAGAGTTTAATATTAGATGGTCAAAAAGGACCAGTAACAATTGGTTTTAAACATCCAAAAAACGATATATTTTTACCAAAGGCTAAGTTTGATATTTCAAAAGGAACAATGAATAGCTTTATTGTTTCTCAAATTGAACAAGGATTTTTATCACCTAAAAAAGTGGTAAAAGAAGATAACTCTACAAGATTAAAAGGTAAAGGTAATTTTAGAACTACCCAAAAAACAATGGCCAAAGGTTTTATGTTCGAAGCAATGGTTGAAATGGGTATGGGTAATGTCTATGTGAACAAAGATGGTGAAATAGAAATGCCATCCCCAAAAGACTATGTAGTTGGTGTTAGGGAAGATGGGACAATAGAAGTATTTAGAGATGCGGATATACCTCAAAAAATAAAAGATAACAACTTTATAAATTCATATTCTTTAATATCTAGATATAAAGCTAAATTTATTAACCCAAGACCATTAAAAGCTGGTCAAAAAAAGGATTCAAATCCAGAGGAAGTAAATAATATAAAAGCTTCATTATTTTCATTCTTAGAGAGAATGGGATTCTCTACAACAACATTAGAGGAATATAGAAAAAATTATAAAACAAAATACGGAAAAGACCCAGATATAAACGCTATAGCCGATTTAGCAAATAAAGTTGTAGCTTTATCAGAGGGTAGAGATATAACTGATGACTTAACAGAAGAAGTAGCACACATAGCTATTGCTTCTTACAATGAGCAAAATAGTATTATAACTGCTCTAGCAAATGTACATCTTACACAAGAATATAAAGAGTATTCAGAATACTATAGAGACCTATATGGCAAACAAAAGGATGAAAATGGCAATCCCATTTATCAAGGGGATAAATTAGAAGATCAGGTTAGGAAAGAAGTTTTAGGTAAAGTATTAGCAAGAGAAATAAAAGAACAGTTTTTAGAGCAAGGAAAAACAGAGGAAAAGGTAACTTTAACACAAAAACTAAGAAACCTTTGGAATACTTTTACAAATTGGTTATTAGGAAGGTCAAGTGATTATAATAGACAAGTAATAAATGACCTTAACAGGAAAATTGCTCAAAGTATATTAAATGATAATATAACTGATTTTAATGTTGATTTTTCTAGTTTAGATTTTTTCTATAATGCAACAGAAGAGGACCCAGCTAATTTGGATTCTGAGTTACAAGCATTAAGAAGAACTTTAACAGATTTACACACACAAATACTTAATAAACCAGTACCTAATCAATCTAAGTTAGATAAGATACACGATGATATGACAACGTCTGACATACTAAGCTCCTTATCTACCATAATAGCAACAGCAAATACACTAGAAAATCAAGTAGCTAAAAACATAGCGGAATCAGAAAAAAATAATGAATTATTTTCTACAACTGATTCAATAACTTTATTAGCATTAGATTCCAACATAATGCCTTTACTACGTTCTGCAAGACTAAAGCTAGAAAAAATAGATTATAAAGGGGATGCCTTAATAAAGAAAAAAATAAAGGATACAATTAAATCTATTGAAGAAGTAGATTCTAAGCATAGCCGAGTTACTCCAAAAATGGAAACAGATAATAAGGCATATGTTAGACAATTAGTTGAAGAAAAGATAGAGGGCAGGTCATTAACTGAAGAAGAGAAAAATCAAGTTTTAGCTCAAGTAGAGGGTGGAATGGTTGATTTAACCTTCTTTTCCTCCACTTTTGGTCTTGCCACTAATATGAATAATGCTTTAATTGGATTAGCAACAGCAAAAGCTCAAGAATTATACGATACAGCTAATGAGGAAACAATTTCAGTAGCAAATCCAATAATTAGAAATATATACGAAAGAGGTCTTCAAAAATATCAACAAAATATTGTAATGAAGACAAGTGATGGTAAAAATTCTTATTACTATATTTCACCTATAAATTGGGTTAAGTATGATGAGGACTTGGAAGCTGAACGTGTAAAAATATTAGCAGAAATATTAGAGGTCGATCCTAAAGAAATAAAAAAGAGAAGAGATAATAAAGAAACAGTAAAAGAGATTCTAAACAACGATTCTAAACTAACAGAATTTAGAGATAAGTTTTCTGAAGCAAAAAAGGCTTTAAGAGAAAAGCCAATGACAGAAGAATACGAAAGACAAAAGAAAGAAGTATATGATAGAGCAGGTCTATCAGACTACACAAGGACTGTATTAAAAAACATGAGTAGTCGAAGATTTGCTGAGAATAGAAAGTTTAGAAAGCCAGATGGAACTATAGATAAAAGCTCTCAAACAGAAGGAGAAAGAATAGCAGAGCTAGATATGTTAAGAGAGTTTAGACAATTTAGAGATGCTTATGATGAGTATGGAAATCTAAAAGAAGGACTAAGAGTAGTTAAATATACTGAATTAACACAGGAAGAAAAAGATGCTTTACCATATAAAGTTGATAGTGGGTACACAGGCGATATTATAACATTAGCCGAAGGTATGACTAAAGAAAACTTGTTAGATGATTCTAGATTAGCCTTAGATATGTCAAATTTAAATATGATATATCGAGAGATGCTAAGAACAGAAGAAAAGTCTTCAAATGCATCTTTAGCTTTTAAAGAAAAATTACTTGAGCAAGAAAGAAAATTTGGAAATTCTTCTAGTTGGATGTTATCTAATTCATCAATAGGTTTAAATGATAGATTTTATGAAACATTAGGTGAAACAGAAACATTTGATGCTAGAGTAAAAAGATTTGTAGATAGGATTGAAGACCCATCTGAAAAAAGACAAAAACAAGATTTATTAGATGAATATACTGAACTACAAAGAAAAAGAAAAGCACTTCTAAGACAAAATAGAGATAACAAAGAAAAAATAAATACTGATGCCTATAACATGGATGGCAAAACACAGAAAGCTATTCGTGAAATAGAAAATGAAATTATAATTACTAGAAGAGCATTAGAGCTTCCAAAAGAGTTTTTTGAAGAGGAGTTCGAAATGGCTCAAACAGTTAGAGTTCTTACGGATGATTTTTATATGATGTTAGAAGAATCTGGGGAAACACTATTTGATTTTGCTTTAGAGCATATGCCTGAAGAGAAAAAGAGAAGGGTTAGAGAGTTTGGCTATCAAGTAGAAGATATCATAAGAGGTAAGAGATCAAGAATAAAGCCAGGTTTTGAAAGCTTCATAGATGATATGTACACTAGCGGAAAGTTAAGAGATAAAACCAATAATGAGATTATCCAAATACTTAAAGACGAGTACGCTAAAGCAAATGTAAGTAGTTATTTCCAAAGATTTGAGCCTGTTGGATACACAACTGTTATTAACGATATTAAAAGTGGTAAAATAAAAGCATCTGACTTATTTGATCAAACTAAAAAAGAAAGCTTAATAGAAAAGTATCCAGCTTTAGAATTTATAGAGATAACCCCTGATTATACATGGCTTCAAGATGTTAATAAAGCAGAGTTTGTAAATAAAAATTACAAAAAAGATGGTTACTACGAAAAACCTTTATTATCTAAATATCTTAATGATGAATTCTTTGAAAGATATGGTATTAAAAAAGAAGATTATATAAATAGTGAAACAAGTGGGATAGAAGGTTTAGTTGCAACAAAAAACAAAGAAGAATTTGATTTGTTAAAACAAATGATTCTACTTAATGAGATGACTATTGAAAATCATAAAGATGTTGGAAGTGTTAACCCATATATGAGACCTCAAATGTCTTTAACTCAATTAGAAAAGATTACAGGTTTAGCATCAACAAAGGCTATTTCAACAACAAAAGATGCAATTAAGGATTTATTAACAAACAGAGTTGATGAAAAAACGTATGGTGAACAAATAGAAGGTTTAGGTAATTTATCTGAAGAATTAGGTATTAACGTAATACCAAAATATTTTCAACAAAAATTAAAAACTCAAGAAGAGCAATCTAATAATGTTATTCAAGCTGCTCTTCTAAATTTCAAACAATCTAATATATACAAAGAAAGAGTTAGATTAGAAAGAGATTTAATAGCTATACAGTATCAAATATCACAACAAAAATTTAAAAAAAGAGGTGGGGTATCTGGTAGATTAAAAATTGGTAAAAAAGGACAAGCATCAAATTATTACAAGTTTATAAAACAATTTAATGATTATCATTTGTATGGAATCACCCAAAGCCTAAATATGACAACTAGTATTTTAGGCCGAAAAGTTGACTTCACAAGTGTAATAAATGCTTTCCAAGGATTTGTTAGATTTTCAAACTTAGCATTTAACCCAATAGTAGATGCTACATCAGCAGCAACTGGTGTACTAACTAACTTCACAGATAGGTTAGCAAAAGATTTATATAGTCCAGATTCAGCTAATAGAGCTTTCTCAGTTACAAGTAAATTAATGGGCGATTATATTAAAGAATCTGGCGTAGTAGATAAAAAATCTAAAATATTCTTACTTACAGAACATTTTGGGTTATCAGACTTTAGAACAAAGATAGAAAATTCTTCTTTCTCTAGGACTATGCGTTTTTTGGGTAGATCAGCTTATTCCTTATCAAAATTAGCAAACGTTCCTATTACTCAAAGGAATTTAGTACTCACTTTAATGGATACTAGATTTGTTGATGGTAAGTTTATGGATTTTAACGAGTTCAAAAGAAAGATGATGCTTGAAGATGAATCAATTAGCCGGAAAGGAATTGAAAGTAGGTGGAAAAAATATGCTAAAGATTCTTTATACGATAACATAGAGATTACAGATAGAGCAGTTAAATATAATTCTAAATTTGCTGATAAATTTCAAAATCCACAAGAGGAATTTAAAAAAATATCTAAAGAAATATCTAGAAGAACAAGACAGATAAATGAAAGAGCTGATGGTGTAATTAATGAGATAGACCAAACAATGGCTCAAAGAAATGTTCTTTTGAATACCGTAATGATGCACTCTGGTTGGTTACCAATATTATTAACTAAGAGATTTAAAGGTAGACAATATAATTTTGATTTAAATAAATTTGAGGAGGGTCATTATACATCTTTGTTCGGTTTAATTGGTGAATATATTTCTGGGATAAGAAAAAATGATTATAAAGGAATAAGAGAAGTATTTAAAGGATTAAAAGAGGACCAAAAAACAAATGTAAGAAGATCAGTTTATGAATTTGGTTTGATGGGAGTATTACTTCTTCTTGGTGAATTAATTTTCTCATTAGACGATGGAGATGATGACGAAGATAACACATTTGTAGAGGATTTTGCTAAATATACATATTTAAGAACAGTATCAGAATATAATACAACAACTCTTCTTGGTATACCTAGAGAATTAATTGCTAAAGCAAAATCTCCTCTTGTAGCTATACGAACCATAGAAGCTATAGAGCCCATATCCCTAGTTGGTAGTTTATTCTATGTTGATGAAGAAACTGGAGAGTGGGAATTTTCTAAGAAATTAAGAAAAAATACTATACTCAAAAGGAAACAACAATTGGGAGATTTAGATAAACAAATCAACTCCTATAAACACTTTAATCAGAAAACATTATTTAACTTAGCGGATTAACAATGCCAGTACAAACAGGTAAAGATACTAAAGGATGTTTTGCTAGGTATGGTAAATCTGGTAAAAAATATCATTATACTTGTGGTAACTCTAAATCAAGGGAGTCAGCTAAAAGTAAAGCATCAAAACAAGGCAGAGCTATAGAGGCAAGTAAATGGAGAAAATCCAAGTAACATATCAAGAAATAAAAAACGCAACTCGTCCAAATGTGTATATTAATAAAAAGAAGTACACAAGAAAGGAAAAGCATAAATTAAATCATATAACAAAATAAATTATTTTAAAATGGCAATAGACGAAGTTGAAGACAGAGATGGGAATAGAATACCTAGGCTTAGATATGGTAAAACAAATAAATACAATAGATTTCCTAGATTTGTTGATTTAGATGAGTTATCAGATGAAGTTGTTTCTTATGTAGATACAAAAATAGCATCTGAATTAGAAGGCTTTACACCAGGAGGTGGTTCTGAATTTGCAGGTTTGTATGAAAATCGTGTAGCTGTAGTTGATCCTGAACAAGGAGATGACTTAACAGCAGAATTTGGTAGAACAGACAAACCATTTCAGAGATATGCTGGTGGTCAAGGCGGAACAAGTCCTAGTGAAGAAAGAGTTCTTGGAAAAATATTTGCATGGGAAGCTGAAAATGGTCCACTTACTAAATACAATAGAGCTTTAGTAATTTTTAAACCTGGAATATATGAAGCTGAAAATTTAGCTATTAAAAACTATATAGATTTTTACTGCATGCCTGGTGTAATATTTAAAGGTAGTGTTACAATTACTAGTCAATTTTTTGCTGATCAAGATGGCTCACTAGAAATGAGAATGTTTGGTCATGCTATTTTTGATGACTCAGATGAACCTATAACAGGAAAACAACCTTTTATCTTTTTAACAGGAGCTAATACAGATATCTATATAGAAATGGATAGAATAGATTCAAGCTCTTGTGCTGTATTTGATGGTGGAAACAATTCTAATTTTACGTTTTCATGTAATAAAATAGAAACAAAATCTTATAATAATAGTAGTGGTCTATCTGTAAGAGGTTATGGAGGTAGATCTATAATTAATATAAAAAATTATATTAGAGGATGGTCTAGAACATATAATTTTAGATTAGGAGAAAAAGATATAATTGTAAACTGTCCAGAAAATTATTTATCAGCAAATAGTAATAATACTGGTAATTTTGAAATGGTTATACAAGTTGATTCATGGGGAGCTAACAGTACTATAAAATTTAATGGTGATTTAATTAACGAAGAACCAGCTTACAATGGAGGTATATCAGCAGCATTTAATACTAATGCTGGAAATGGAACTATAGAAATAAATGGTAATATTTATGGAGGGGCAAATAGAGGTATGTATATAGGTACAAACGGAGGTAATCCAACAATAAAAATGAATGGAAACATTATCTCTGATTATGCAGCTGTAGTACTTACTAGAGGAACTACAATATTTAAAAATTCAACATTAATAAATACAAATGTAGGTCTTCCTCTAGAATCTGTTGCATTTTTAACAACTACCGCAAAAGCATACTTCCAAGATTGCTTATTCTACAGCGGAGGTACAAACAATTCAGCAGTATCTATGCAAACAACTACATGTGAATCATATTTCTATAATTGTTTATATTCTGGAGCAAATACTACAGGATTTTTTATTCTTGGATTTGTACCTGGAATAAATACACAAATACATAATACAAGATCAACTAAACCTTTAGATGCTGCCAATGTGACAGATGTATTATCACCTACAGGTTTAATAGTTGATACAAATTTAATAACACCAAACTTTATTTAATATGGCAATTAGTATACTTCAAGGAAAAAGTAGCTTAGTAGATTTTAATCAAGTTAATGGATCTACAGCAGATGGAGGATTTTTTATTTTAGATTTAAATAATGCCTCTGATAATGAGTTAGATATTTGTTCTAATTTTTTTGCTCTATTGGGAGATAGTTACTCTGTATTAATTGAAAATTATCCAGAAAATATAGCTTTAGACTATATATCACTATCTTTAGTACTAGAGACTACAGAACAAAAGTTAGATTATAACTCAATGGATGGTATAACACAAGAAATGATAAATGATTTTGTTGAATTAATGAAATCAAAAGTAGTAGTTCAAGAATCCCCTATATAATGAAAAAAATTATTTTAAGTATAGCAATTTTATCTTTATTATTTTCTTCTTGTAAGAAAGAAGGATGTACTGACCCTTTAGCAAACAACTACAACGAAGAGGCTAAGAAAGATAATGGAACATGTGAATATGATTCCCCAGAAGAAAATTATTTAATTGGTAATATTTCAGAGAATACCACTTTAACTTCTGACAAAATTTGGATTTTAGGAGGTAGGGTTACAGTTTTAAGTGGTGTAACTTTAACTATTGAACCTGGAACAATTATTAAAGGAGAAGTAGGAACAGGAGCCAATGCTACAGCTTTAATCATTGCAAGAGGAGCTAAATTAATGGCTGAAGGAACTTATGAAAATCCTATTATTTTTACAAGTATAGCTGATGAAATTGAAGTGGGAGGATTTGTTTCTCCTAACTTGGAACCTGATTTTAGTGGATTGTGGGGAGGGTTAATTGTTTTAGGTAATGCACCAATTTCAGCTGATGCTCTATCAGTTCAAATTGAAGGTATTCCAGCATCTGACCAAAATGGTTTATATGGAGGTAATAATCCATCAGATAATTCAGGTGTATTACGTTATATATCAATTCGTCATGGAGGAGCAAATATTGGAGAAGGTAACGAAATAAATGGCTTAACACTTGGTGGAGTTGGTAATGGTACTACAATTGAAAATATTGAGGTAGTTGGAAACCAAGATGATGGTATAGAGTTTTTTGGTGGAAACGTTAATGTATCTAATACAGTTGTATGGAATGCAGGTGATGATTCTTATGATGTTGATCAGTGCTGGTCTGGTACATTAGATAATTGGATTGAGATAGATGGCTCTGACCATGCTCTTGAATTAGATGGGCCAGAAGGAACACTACTAGGAGATTTTACCTTAATAAATGGCACTTTTATTTCAGTAGATTCTGTTCAATGTCATTTTAGAGCTGGTGCAACAGGTTATGTATCTTATGAAGGCATAGCTAATATTGAAGCCGATTCTGGAACAAATGTTATAGTAGATACTCTAACTATTGGAGCCAACAGAAACATTCTTGATTGGACTTTAGCTTCTAGGCAAGGGAAATTCTAATTTATTTGGCTAAAACTGATTCTAAGCTCCTTTTAAGTTCAAACATATGAGGAGCATTAAAATCCATACCACTTTTATATAAAATAAATTTTATGTAGTTGATAGGGGCATCCTCCAAAGGTTTGCCCTTAAATTTTCCCCATGGCCAAGTTTTACCTATTTTTATACCGCCTATTGATTTATCTATATCGGATTTTGTCTTATCTACTGTGTTAAGATATTTATTTGTTAAAATTTTATTTCCTGAAAAAACTGCCCAACCTTCACCAGGATAACTTTCTATAACCAAATCCTCTACCCTTCCAAATCTTTTTACATTACCACATAAATCAATAAAGAAAGCCTTACTCTTACCTTCAGCTATTCTTGTAACTCTTCCTATTATTTGGTAATAAAGACTCAAAGAATTAGTAGGATAACCCATTATAATATGAGTCAATTCTGGATAATCAAAACCTGTTGTAAGTACACTAACATTACACATAACTTTTATCTTACCATTCTTAAAGTCCTCTATCATTTTATCCCTTTCTTTAATAGGGGTTTTAGCATGAACTATAGCAGCATCACTACCTAGTTTTTTAGCCATAAGTTCTGCATTATATACGGAATTTATAAAAAGTATTATACCTCTAGCTGTACCTTGCTCTAACAACTTCTTTGTCATATCAAGCATTGTCTCATTAATCTTTTGTGAAGACACAGCCTCATCAATAGACTCTTGGGTATATTCACTACCTGTCGAGTTTAGGTCAAGTTTACTATCATCAAACTCATGTTCGTAATACCTTATTGGGGTCCAAAATTTATTATCAATCATTTCTTTTACCTGAACAGTAAATAACATCTTTTTGAAAAAAGAGGGTCTAGTCCTATGTAGCATCATCAATTTACTGCCTTCCATATATTGCTTTAATCTAAATGGCGTGGCTGTAAAACCAATTACCTTTTTAGCACCGAGTTTTTTCATAAATTTATAAAACATAGAACCTGGCTCAGGAGAATAGCTTTTATGTGCCTCATCTATTAAAACAGTATCAACACCCATTTTCTTTATCCTATCTGCTATATCCTTAATACTACCTAAAGTTGCATAAGTTAGCTTAGACAATTCTTTTTCACCAGCACTAGCACTATATATAGTAGCATCTCCTCCGAAATCAATAAGCTTCTTTATATTCTGATCTAATAATTCCTTAGATGGTTGCAATACCAAACATGGTTTGTCCCATTCTTTAGCTAATTTACTTATAACTAAGCTCTTACCTGCTGCTGTAGGAAGCGTTATTATAACTGGTTGTGAATAAGAACCATTAAGATAATTCAAGCCCTCATCAATAGCCCTCCTCTGATAGTCTCTTAATTCCCACATACTAATTTATTATTTTTTCCTTAGATGCTATCGAAACACTTTGTATAATTGATTGAAATACAGATGTATAATAGTCATACATATTCTCTGTTTTTATAAAAAACTTTATAAGACTTTGTATAACCTCTATTCTTTCTTTATAAAATTCAGTATCATAAACTAATTCCTTAGCTGCTGTTATATTCTTTTTATCAACCATTATTAGATTTATACCCTCAGCCTTTATTTGCTTTCTCTGGTCCTCTAGATATGTATGTGATGCACCCTTATATTTTTTAACATTACTAAATAATTTAGCAAAATACTGGAATTCACCAACAAATTTTCTTTTCAATATTTCCAAATCAGATATAGCACTTATACCTTCTATTTCTGAATACTCCATACACAATGCATCTAACTTCTTACAACATTGTGTAATCTCTTTAACAGTTTCCTGTTTAAAATCTACAATATCTTCTACTTTAATCATTCTTATTTCTTTTTTCTTCTTTATACTTAACATACTCTAAAATTTCAGGATGTCTATTTTCCATCATTTCACTCATAACAAGTGGTATAGGAGCATTATTTAGTATATTCAAATCTATAGACTTAACTGTTTCACCATCATTAACTTTTCTAACTTTTTCTGTAAAGCTTCTTATATTTTTATTTATCCCATCTTGGAATTTTATTTCTCTAGCACCAATTGAATCTTCATCTTCATCTTCCTCTAAATTTATCTGGTTAGACCAATCATATGATCTAAGATAGTTTTCCCCTCTCACTTTATAAATGCGTTGAAATTCTAAAAAATCTTTCATAACTTCTTTAACAGTTTTATGAGATACATCTTTATTACATATATCATATAAACTTTTTGCATTAGCTAGATTAGTTTCTGTTAGTAACACTTGTAAATCGTGTTGTCTTTCTTTGTCTGTAAATCTTAATGAATCACTAGACCAATCGTTATTTTTTACATGTTGTAATTGATTCTTTGTTGTAATATAAGTAGAATCAATAAAATCTTTTATTGCTATATCTAATTCCATAATTTATCTTTTTATTCCCCATCCAAGTTCTATAAGCTTACCATAAGCTTCTTTTGCATTGCCATCACATTCTACCTCAATAAAAACCCCTGTTGGGTTGTATCCCCTATCAACTTCAAATGAAGTAGATGTACTAAAACAATTGAATATTTTAGTATCCTTATCATACAAAGCTGAGGACTTAGAGTGGGTGTGGCCTGCCCTTCTAAGCCTTGAAGTTTTGTTGTTATCACTTACAACCTCCCACCCATTTGAAATAAGTATTTCAATTGAGTCTCCTTGTTGGTTAAAGTGTTCAAAAGGAGATACTTCCCATTTATCAGGGGAATCGTAGACTTTATAACCTTGCTCTTTTAACGAAACATCATTGAAAGATCGTGCCACTTCTACAAGAATATCATACTCAGATTCTGATATATCTTGCATTTTCCCATAAACATGTTCATATCCTGGTGATGGTGCTATAATAAAGTAACCACCACAAGCTTTTTCTGTACCTGACCTAGATTCTATTAATACTCTAGATTTATCATTTCCTGCTATTTTTAATGCCTTTGCTCTAGTGTCTGGATTACTAAAAGCATGCATATAAGTTTCATGTTTCTCATATTCAGTTGTTACCCTAGATGCAAATTTCTGATTTCCAAATAATCTAGTTTTTGGAACCATAAATACCATATGATAACCACCATTCTTTGTTTTCTGTATATAAGCTTTTTTTAGTATAGAATTAGGAACAGATTCTTTATATCTATCCCACAAATCATTTGCTAAATCGTATTTTAAATCAAAGTCTATACAAAACAATCTAGACCTACCACCTGTCAAAACACCTAAATACCTAGCTTTCCTAAAATTAGAATCAACTTCATCTAATCCCATAGGTGATATTTGAAATTTCCCCCAATTTGGTATCAAAGGTGTTTTGTTTTCTCCACAAGGAATTACAGAGAATCCATTTTTTATATAAGTTTTTGCAAGTTTTTTTATATCCATTCTACAAAGGTATTAATTTATTTTAAATATTCCAATATTTTTAGTGGACTTCTGCATAATTATCTCCAATCAATACATCAACCTCTAATATTATAGGTAGTTCATAAGCCTTGTTTACTTTTTCCATTGCTTTATGTAAATTTTCTTTTACTTGTTTTTCTTCCCCTTTTTTAACGTAAAGCAAAACTTCATCATGGAATTGTGCTGAAGGGGTTATACCATACTGCATCATGAAATATACCCATGTATCAAAGAATTTAGCACCACTATTCTGGTTACAAGCTGAAAACTTAATATGATCAGAAGTTAGGTATAACCACAATTTACTATATGGATTATATACCCAATCTTTACCATCTACATTTTTAACCTTCCTATCTTCAGCATATTGTTTTACTGACCAATTTCTTTTCCAATATGCATCAATAATTCCTTCAGCTTCTTTTACAGGTATTTTAGCTGATTCTGATATCTTATTTGCACCAGCACCATATGTACATGCATAATTAACTGTTTTAGCTACATGCCTTTTTTTAGTAAGTTTACCATATAATTCTTCCATTTGCAACATTGTTGCATTTTTATAGTCCTCAGGTATCAGTTCTTCGTTTTTATCTTTTTCCCAAGACTTATACCACTTGAAGAAATTAACTTCAGATTTTGAAAACATCTTTGCACTTAGCCCAATATCTAAGTGTGCATCAAAACCTTTAGTATTCATTTGTTCCACATACTCCTTATCATAGGAATAAATGGCTATTTGCTTAGTTTTATCTTCTAATGAACCAACATCACTACCAATAACAGAATAACCCTCTGGTGCTATTATAACGGATCTTATTAATTCACCATATTGCTGAGTTGGTTTTGGTAAATTTACAAATGGTTTTTTGTGCTTTAACCTAAATGTTTTTGTAAAACCATTAGCCTGTGCTGGTGCATATCCATTATTGTCTACACTCTCAATTATACCCTTAAGTATACCATACCTATGTTGAGCCACAGATAACCCATCTAAAGCCTCTAATTCTGGGTATTTATCAATAAGTTTATATACACTTTTACAAAGATTTTTATTATCATCTCTTAATTGTGGAACTTTACCATTAGCACCATCTTTAAATATTTTAGGTTTCCACCCCTTGCTTGTTAGAAAATCCTTTATTTGTATTGTAGATGCTGGATTAGGTTCCTCTTCACTATGCAATACTTTTATTTCTCCATCATAATCTCTTGGTAAGCCACACCCATCTAAATATGTTAACCATTTCTCACCAGCTACAGATAAACTACCATCTTTTTTATACAATCCTTTACTAGGTTTTGTAACAATTTTATATTTAGGTATTGATGGCATAATCTTTTTTAACTCTTCCTTCTTTTCCTCAATTATATCATTTAGATATTCTAGATTTTTGTTTGCTTGTTTAGTATCTATTCTAAGTGGATTCTCATTTTGTTTCTTTAGACATGTAGTTTTGAAATTAAGATATTTTATAACACTAACTATCTCCTCATCAGAATCATATAATTGTCTAAAAACATTCAATGATTTAACCCATAAGTTAGTATTTATTCTAATATCCCCCTCACAACGTTCAACATAATCTTCATAAGATAAATTTTCCCAATCATCAATAGCTACTTTCTTTGTTTCAGATGTAGCAAATGTTTCTCCCCAACTCTCTAGAGAATGTTTTGTTCTCTCATTATATAAATACCAAGAAATCGGCAAAGTATCAATAACCCCACATTTGATATTAACACCTGGATAAAGCTTCTCAATAGCAGGTATATCATACATAATAATATTATGACCTACCATTACATTATTAGAATCCTCAAAGAATGACTTAATCTTACTTTCATCATTCATAGATTCAATAGTCCATTTACCATTATCAGATATATAACCAATAGACATAACATGTAACCTATCCAAATCTTCTAACATACCATTAGTCTCAATATCAAATATTATTACTTTATTTAAGTCCATAAAATATTAATTAAATTCTACACCCTTTGCATTAGTAAGAGCAGTACTACTGAATACAGGAATATCTATATCTTCATCTTCTACTACATCATTATCTTTTTTGTTTTCTATTTTCTCTTGTCTTAATTTATTGAGGGTATCACTATCTAAATCCATTTCCTCAATGAATAAATCTTTAAACACAGCCTCACCCTCTCTAACCTTTAGAACGTGATAAAATAGCTTACCTATTGTATCAAAACTAGCCTTACTACCTTTCTCACTAACAAAATGTTCAGCTAAATATTCATACCTACTAGTATTAACTTTCATATACTCATCTATGCCAACCTTATATGGATTAAATAGTGCAATTGAATAAGATGTTATCTGTGTCATAAATTCAGAGCCATACAAGTCTCCAGGATTAGGAATAGCTGCATTATTCTTTTCTGATATTCTACCCATTATACTTCTATTCATTTGGGATAACATTATGAAATATACATTCTCATAATCTAACTTTAATCTATTCATATACTCCACAACATCTTCTAAGGCTTTTTTCTTATCTCCACCAGATATCAAAAGAACATGGTCTATCGCTAAAAACAGCTTTTTTATCGACCATCCCATCTAAAAACTCTTTACAACCTTTATAAAATTGATCAGGACTTGTAGGAGATTGACTTATAAATTGTCTTTCATCCTTCATTGATTCATAACACTTTTTTGCTATTTCTTTTTCCTCTTCTGTAAACTCTTCAAATAATATCTTTTTTTTGGATTTATTCATCTCTCTATGTATACCCCTAAGAACTATATTAAAAACCTTCATCTCTAGGGATATATCCAAGAAAACATAATCTTCAGCCTCACTATTTACATTTAAATCTAAAATGTTTTTCTTCATACGAAAAAGCATCTCACTCTTTCCATGACCACTTAATGCACTAATAAGTAATATATCACCATTAAGCAAACCACCGATATGAGAATCAATACATTCATATCCAGTTTTAACTAACTGTTTTTCACCAGATTGAAACTTTTTAAGTTCTACAAAGGCATCTTTAACAAGACCATTTATTTGCTTAATTTCCATTATTTATACTTTTAAATTTGTTATCAAACTTTTCTTTATTCCTTAAGTAGTATTGATATAATTTAGATTCACCTAAATCAAATCTAGTACTATAAGCAGATGGTGCTTTGAAAAATAAGTATTCTAGTTTTTGAGACCATTTGTATGCCTCTTCATCATTTAGAAATTCTTTACATAAGTAAGCCAAATGATTTTTACTTATCCCTGACTCTGCTCTAAATTGTGCTAACATTCTTTTACCCTTAGCCATATTGCCAAGCTCTTTACCTTCTTTTTTATAAACCTTAGCCAACCAATTATAAACAGTTACATCCTCTTCTAAAACACCAGCTGTAGATATATCATCTAATATTGAATCTCCCTTTTTAGATAATCTCATTCTCTTGTATTGAGAATCTGATTTATCACCTTTTATATAATCAACAAGACCTTCTTGTTCTAAAAAGAATATATCAACTTTTTGACACATTTTTTCTATATCCTTCTCTCTATCTTCATATTTATTTTGTTTTATAGTCTGTAATATAATAAAATCATATACGGACATCTTTTTTTGTTCTAAATACTCAAAATTAATCCAAGCCATACTTTTTATATTTACTCTTATCGTGTACAAAATCGTGACCATCACCATATAAATAATCTCTTATCTTATGGTAAAAAGTTGTTTTTGATGAACAATTTGGAATTATCTTAGCAAATCTTCCTATAGCTATTCTCCAACTAGTTTCAAAATCTTCTTCTAATTTCTTAAATTGGTGTGTATATAAAAGATTATCAAATTGTGCATGTTCGTCTATTGTTAGGTACAAAAAGTTTAACCTATTATACCTTAACTCTGGATGCCTACTCTTATCAAATAAATGGCAGATATTAGCCTTTGTTGGATGAGATATTTTTACACCGCTTTGCTCACTAGAATCACATCTAGATATATGATGTTTATAGTACCAATCCAAATCCTTATCTTCCTCTTTTTTCTTTTTAGCTAAAGCTAAGCCTTTATAAGTTTGGCTTGATTTATCATATCTCATTTTACAAGATGGACAAACCTTTAATCCTCTATTTGAACCAGTTCTTAAGGTACTCCTTATACTAACTTTTTGGTTACAACCATCCATTTCACATTCGTAAGACTTTCTTATCATTTTATAAAAAATATACCCATTGAAAATTTTAAAAATCTAATTTCAAAAGACAAACCTTCAATGTCATTTGGAACAACTATTTCAATAGTCGGTATTACTGTAAACTCTCTTTCTCTTTTCTTTAAAGCACAAAATGCTATATTAATTACCTTTGATCTTAATAAAACTGTTGTTATCATAATATATATTTATTTGTTACAAAATTACAAAAAAAGGAGGACTTTTCAAAAAAATCCTCCCTAAAAATTTAAACTATTTTTTTATTTAACCATCACAGGCTATACAATCTACCATAGCTGCTTTGGCTATATCTCCTCTTAAAACAGACTCTGTTCTCATGTAGTATAATGTTTTTATACCCTGTTTCCAAGCCTCAATATGAACTTGGTTTATCCATTTTGGAGAAGCTTCTTTTGGGAATGCTAAGTTTAATGAAACAGATTGATCTATATACTGTTGTCTTATACCAGCTTGTTTTACTAAATCTAGTTGGTTCAATTCTTTAAATGTTTTAAATACATCTTTGAATGGAATAAAGTCTGATTCAAAACCTTCAAATTGTTCTTTATTGATTAGTTTACCATCAACAAATCCCCAATCATTTAATTCATCAATACCTAGTATCGAACCTCCATCTTCCAATATCTTATCCCAAATTTCCTTACTATTTATTTTTATCTTCTTTAAGCACTTCTCTAGCGTTGGGTTTTTTCTAATAAATGTACCCTTAGCTGATTGCTCAGTCCAAACATTAGCTGGCCATGGCTCTATTCCTGCTGAAACATTACCAGATAGTTTTGAATTAGAAACAGTTGGTGCTATTGCTCTTAAGTGTGTATTCCTCATACCTGTTCCAACACACCATAATGGCTCACCATATTCTTCAGCCATATCTCTAGATGCTCTCTCAGATTCTATCTTCATTTGAGAGAATACTTTTCTTGTATGATGTTGTGCAATTAGACCCTCAAATGGAATACCTTTCTCTTGTAAGTATGTGTGCCAACCAAGAACACCTAGACCTAACGCCCTACCTTTCTCAGCTGACCTTATTGTATTTTCAAATCCCTTCATGAATTTAGCTCTTTGTATAAACTCATCAAGTACACCATCTAAAAATAAAGTTGCTGTATATACCAAATCTGTGTTTTCCCACTCATCATATTTTGCTAAATTTAAAGAACTTAGACAACAAACAAATGAATGAGATTCATCAGTATGTAAAACAATTTCAGAACATATGTTTGTCATAAAGACTTTAAGACCATTATTTTTATACGCATCTGGATTCTGATTATTTACATTGCCCTTAAACATAATATATGGCTCACCTGTCTGTCTTCTTTTCCTTAAGACAGCCGCCCATTTCCTTCTAGCTTCTTCATCACCCTGTTCAACCATACGCATAAACTTATTAGAAACAATAACACATTGATGCATATTTAAACATTGCCTATTAACATCTCCTTTAGGTTCTCTAATCTCTAACCAATCCCAAAAATCGTTATGTTCTATATTTAAGTTAACAGATGCTGCCCCTCTTCTAACGTTACCTTGATTTGTTGCAAGTATCGTAGAATCATACATTTTTATAAATGGTATTACACCATCTGATGTTCCATTGTTTTTTATAGGAGAGCCTGCTGGTCTTATCTGATTTACACCTATTCCAACACCACCACCATGCTTTGCTAATAGCATCATCTCTAGATTTTTATTTCCAATATCTAGTATGCTATCTGCTGCATCTATACCAAAACAACTTATCGGTAAACCTCTTTCTGTTCCTGTGTTAGCTAAAACAGGAGAGGCTAAACACAACCAACCCTTCCATATAAAATCAAAGAATTTACTAGCGAGTTCTGGCTTACCCAATCTTTTGGCTACTGTTGTACTAACTCTCCAATAAGCATCCTTAGGTGATTCACCCTCTAATAAATATCCCCTAGATATTGTTTTTAGGTAAACATCTGTACAACCCCACTCAGGTACATCAACTCCTCTCTCCCAATTAAGTTTTTCTAATAATTTATTTACTTCATTCATTTTTTAGTTTTTTAAAATATATCATCCCAATCATCATCTTCTCCTGCTTTTGCATAATCTGTAGGTCTTATAGCGAAGAAATCAGTATGTGTAGTACCACCTGTTAGATGATAAAACCACTCTAAATTCTTAGCTGACTCTTCATCATATTCAAAATAAAAATCTCCACCAGGAATAGCATTATAACCTAGCTCTCCAAGTTTTTCATTTGCCCTTTGTTTTATAAAGTTCTTTAAATCTTCAGCTTTAAGATTTTCTAAATCACCCATTTCAAACATCTTATCAATAAACTTGATTTCCATTTCAACCATTAATTTTGCTGCTTTTATGACATCATCTTTAACCAATTCACTTAAATCTGTGTACTCTTGGCACATATGTCTAAATAACTGACAACCCATTCTTGAATGTAGTGACTCATCTCTTACTGACCACTTCATCTGTTGACCTATACCTTTTAACATGTTTCTCATTTGAAATGAGTATAAAACAGCAAAAGAACTATATAGAGAAACACCTTCTGCAAATGCTGAGAAAATAGCTAAAGATTTAGCAACCTCTTTTCTAGCCTTTGGTACAGAAGATAATTCTGAATGAGTCCAATTATTTGATGTAGACATTAAGTATTCAAATTTATCAGCTATAGATGGTTCATGTAGAAATGCTTTAAAATCTTCTAACCCAAGTGTTTCATTTAAGTATGAGTAAGCTGTTGCATGTATTGTCTCTTGTGATCCAAATATCATAGCCATTTGCTTTATCTCATGCTTTGGAAACCAATTAGTAACCATACCTGTCCAATAATCACTAACAGCACATTCAGTTTGAGCAAACCCTAACAGTATATTACCTACTAAATTCTTTTCTTCTTTAGTTAGATTTTCGTTCCAATCCTTTATATCACCTTGCATAGATATTTCTGTATGTAACCAAAAAGCCTGTGCTTGGGGTAACCAACCTTTAGTATAATACTCTGGATACTCAAATGGTTTATACTCTACTCTTTCATCAAATAATCCCATATTTCTTTTAATTTTAGAGGTTAAAAAACCCCTCACTAAATTTGTAAGGGGCTCATACAAATATTTTTTAATAAATTACAAGTTCTTCTTTTCCTTGTATTCTTCCCACGCCTTTGTAACTTCTACTAATATTGGATTTCTTACTACATCCTTATTAGTAAAAGTAAATTTATTAACTCCTTCTATACTTTTTATCATATCACCAAATTCCATTATAGAACCTTTAGCTTTTCTTAAATCTGACTGATAAAAATCTCCTGTAAAAATTATCTTAGAACTTCTTCCTAATCTAGTTGTTGCTAATATCATTTCATCAACTGTCATATTCTGTGCTTCATCACATATAATTATTGAATTATTTAATGTTGCACCTCTTAGATAATTTAATAGTTCAAATTTTATTTTTCCAGACTCAATTAAATCATTGGTATTTGATCTACCAATTAATTCATCAAGCGTATACTGAAAGGCTTTAAAATGTGGTTCTATTTTATCTTCCAATTCACCAGGTAAGAAACCAAGTCCTTGAGATGCTGATTCAAAAATAGGCCTAATCAATACAAGCCTCATATTCTCTTTTATAGACTGATGTAAACCTCTATACAAAGCTGTTATAGATTTACCTGTACCAGCCGAACCATGACATATTGTTATAATAGATTTATCTATAGTTTTTATAAAATCAATTTGTTTTTGATTAGGCTTAAAAAACTTATCTAATCTATTAAGTATGTCTATCTTTGAAGATTTTTGGGATAAACTTTCATACTCGTCTAACCCCTCAATATCCTCATCTGTTAATTTTTTTGTAGGTCTATTCTTGTTCCCCATTATCAATCTTTATTGAACACTTTTTTAAAGCAAGCTTAGGAATCTTTACAACATCTCCACCTGTACAACTAAAAACGAAATTACTATAATCGTAATCAACTTCCGTAAACGTATTATTGTATACTTCTTTTTTGTTTCTTGTTATAGTTAACCTTTCACCATCTAAGGTAATATTATTATTATATATAACAAATTTAATTTCGTCATTTACCATTTTATCAGATATTTTTTTAAAACCCCCCAACAAATTTTTAAACTTGCTAGGGGGTGTGTGTTATGGGACTTACTCCATTGGCATGGTGTACTTTTTTACTTTAACAAAGTTTTAAATAACTTTTCTTCACTTTCTTCAAATTTATTCTTTGCTAAACAAGCCTTAACTATGTCAACTAACCTCTCCTTTTCTTTAGTTTTTAAACCCTTAGCTACCTCTAGCAACCTAGCTTTTTGTGTATCATTAACTTGCTTAGTCATTCCAATCGCTGTAATTAGTGGACTATTTTCAATTTTTCCACCTCTCTCAATGTAATATTTTATAGTGCCACTATTTCCTTGAAGAGCTAGAAATAATTCTATTGATGCTATAACATCTTTGTTACAGTAATTAGCAATTCTTTCAATCTCTCCTTTATAAAAGGTTTCGGTTACCTGGCTACCTGATATATCATCTTTTGGGGTATCTATATTTGCTAGCATACACATTGAATCTAAAGATATGTTATTGAAATATGTACCCTTCGTGATGTCCATTGTATCAAATAGATTCTCAGCTATAGTCCATGGTTTTGCTCCAGAATCATTTAAAGTCTCTGGCAAACCTATTTGAACACCTGATTCAAAAGCCTTAAGTCTAACTATAGGTAAGTCAAATCCAATTATATTATGGCCCGCTAAAAGTTTTCCTGTCTCATTTACAATAGAATAAAATTCTTCTATTATATCTTTTTGATTACCTGTAATTGCTTTATAATAAATTGTATCACCTTTTACAAAACCAACACTTATACAAACGATTTTGTTAAACTCCGGTTTTAAAGCAGCATTCATTTTGTAACTTCTTACAATTTCATCATGCTCAGGTATTTTATTTGTTTCTTTATCTCTAATAAACCAAGCATACAAGTCATACTCTTTTGTATCAATTATAGGCTCTGGATTACGAGATACTGTCTCTATGTCAAAGAATAATAAATCTTCGACGTTCTTGGTTCTTACTCTTCTATTCATATGTTATTTTTTATTTTTCTTTACTTCCTTAATCTTCTTTTCAGAATCTTGTGCATCCAACTCATCCATTGTTGACGTATTACCATCTTCAATATTCTTTATGTGTTGTTCCATTAATTGGATAGTCATTTTTGCAAAGTTATTTTGTAATAACTCAGAAGACCTAATAGTAGCCTCTAGTGTCTTATCAATATTCTCTAATGTGTTTTTAGTGTAAGTTAAAGTATTTAAGAATGTTGCGAACAACTCGCCCTTCATAGTTATACTTGATTCTGAAGAGTAACCCCTATTAGAATAACCTTCTTCACTAAGTTTAACTAAAAGCTCATCAAAAACTTTATTTACAGCTTCTCTTTCCTTTCTAGATTCCTCTAGTAACTTTTTTGCATCTACTTTTTCTTCACTCATTTTATTTGGATTTTAATTAATTTGCTATTATTCTCATCTCTAATTCTCTTCTGGCTTTCTCAAACTTTGGCTCATCAGTTTTATACATTTTTTCATCTTCTATAACTTGCCAATGTTTTGAATTAGGCTCTTTAACGTAGTGTCTTTTTTCTCCATACCAAGACACCCTACCATTTACCTCTTTTCTTTCTATGATAAAAGATCCTAAGAAAGATTCAACTTCATCTTCGAATCCTTTACCAAACATAAACCATTCTGATTTTGCTACTAATCTCATTATTTATTTGATTTTAAAAAAACTTTATACAAATCTGATATTTCAGAAACCACTTTCTTTATATCATCAACAACGTAATCCACTCTATCCTTATAGATTTCTCTATCATTATACCAAACTTCATTACCAACTGTAAGTAAGTCCCTTCTTTCTACAAGACCAAAGCAATTACCTTTCCTTTCTATCATACAGACTTCCGCTTTCTTTGGAAACTCTCCTGTTTCTTGTTTTACCCAAGCACTATAAATATCTAATTGGTAGTAGTCATCACCATAGTATTTTTTAGAGCTATTTTTACTACAAGTTTTGTAATCTCTTATATGAGTTAAATCCTTTGTAGCATCGTCTATATAACCTTTTATAAAAACATTTGGTAGTATCTTTAAGTTCACTTCTACTTGAAAATTACCTAATGGTTCTATTTTACTTAGTGTATTCTTTTCATCTTCATTGAAACCACTAATTACTTCAGAAACTAATTTTTGATTATTATTACTTCTCTCCTTGTCAAGTTTTTTTAACTTAGTTTTATTTAGAGTCCCATAGCATATATAATCTTCTACATCTTGTCCAAATTCTGCCCACCCCTGATCAGGATGAGTTTCATTTAAGAAGTATGTTCTAATGTATTCATGCTTGCCTTCTATTCCTAAATTAAAACTTTTAAGACTTTTAAACGAATTGTATTGAGAATAAGATATATAATAGTTTCCATCCTCTGCTTGTCTTGGTAATATTATTTTTTCCATATGCAAAAATAGTAAAATTTTACTTAATATCCAAGATATTTTTAAAATTCGGCTTAAAATAATTTTCTCCCTTTAAGATTTTACCATCTTCCCTATATATAGGTTTACCATTCTTATCAAGTTTACTCATATTAGATCTATGTATCTCATTAAATATGTTAACAATGATATCCCCCATACCATGTGCTAGTATAGTACCACATAAAATATATAGTTGATCACCTAGAGCATCAGCTATTTCCTCAATATCGTTATTATTACAAGCATCTAGATACTCTGTATTTTCTTCTTGCATTAAAGAATGTCTTAATTCTGAATCTGATTTACTAATTTGTGAGGGGGATTCAGACAATTTATCTTTTAAACCAAATGCCTCATGGAATTCCTTTACTTTTTTTAATTCTTCTCTCATTTCTTTAAAATTAATTTTCTTATTTCATAACCTAAATCAGCATCATTGGGTTTGGTAGACACTAATTTTTTAACTTCTATTGCTATCTTAATTAAATCATCAACTCTCTTATTAAAATCTTTCATTTTATTAGTTTTTTAATTTTTTTATAAATAAAATATGATATACCTATTATCAATATGTATATTACTAGCATTGCTACCTTGATATTTTTAAAAAAACCCCCCACCTTCTAATTCAAAGAATGGTCTAATTAATATTACTCCTAATGTAAATCCTGTAGAAAAAGCACACGCAATCCATATTCTCTCTCTTAATGTTTTTACCTCTATTGTAAAGTGGTTCATTGGTAAACAAACAAAGGGAGTTATAAAAACAGATATAGCCATTCCTACATAATTATTATCTATAAGGAATCTCATTCCAGCTATACTATTAGCTTCTAACAATATGGCTGATATAAATATTATCAATAATTTAATTTTAAAAGATATCTCTTTTCTATTTTCAGCCATACTACTTTTCAATGTATTTATAAACTTCATGAGACTCCTTCTCTGCCCATGTTATCATTTCTTCTTCTTTGTATATATCATAATCATGTAATTCAAATGATAAGTGCATCATCTCATGCATAATATGCCCAAATGTTTCAATAGGATTATTACATCTAGTTAAATTTATAAATACAAACATCCTATCTCCAACTTCATACATACCATCATCTTTGGGTACATAATTACACAATCCACAAATGTAAGCACTATCCTTTGTATTAGGATGATTCATAGATTCCTTTAAGGATAAACCATGCATCTCCTCAACATTGTAGTGCCTAAACAAATCACTAGGATCATGGCTAAGTATTAAATCGTAATTATCTTTTTTTATGACTATCATTTTTTTTTAATATAAATAACTTCTATAGGATAACCATTCTCATCAAAGAAAATCTCTTTTCCTACTTTAATACCATATTCCCATTCAGTGTAGTGTTTAACTGTACCATCTGTTCTAAATGTGAATCTTTCCCCTTTTAATCTTCCTTCTTCATCAAATGTTTCAACCATTGCTATATTACCATCTTTATAATAGGTTATCCACCTACCACATTTATTGGTATCACAATATGGACCAACTTGTTCATAATGACTCTGCGGAAGAGGTAATTCCAATTGGGAATACAAATTTAATGAAATAAATGTTGTAAACAAAAAAATTAGTTTTTTCATAGTATAAAAATTAGTAAAGCAATACTACATATTGTTTCTATTATTAAAATTGTTTTTAGCATTCTATTTTCTCTCATTAATACTTCTATAACGAAGTCTTTATCTATTAAATCCATTACTCTTTTTTTAAAATTTTATTACTCACTTTATTTCTAGCCCTATCATTTATGGGGATAGGATTCCCATCTTCATCAATGTGTACAAACTTTATCTCTGTTTTTAAAATTAAAACCTGTTTTCCAGTATAAACACTGTGTGCTCTAGCCTCCATATGTAAAGCTATAGATGTGTTACCTATGTAAGTAGGTAAGCCATATATCTTTATTAATTGACTCTCTCTTGCAGGTTTTTCAAAATTACATTGATCAATACTTACTGTTACCATTCTAGGTGTATCACATAGTTGCATTGCATAAGCAGCAGCTGAAGCATCAATCCAGGCCAAAAGTTTACCACCAAATAAATTACCATGAAATCCTAAATCTGATTTTTTTATAGGATAACTATTTATTAATTCCATTTAATTATGTTTTTTACTTTGTTCTTCATAATCAGCGACAATAACCGCTATAGAAATGTAAGACATAATTACTACATAAATCCAAAATACTACCATACTTAATCTATTACTGTTTTTAAATTTAAAATTGTTTCATCAAAAGATTTTATTAGAAAGTCGGCAACCTTTTGCACTCTATCATCTTTACACTTAAGCATATCACTATCTAAATAGTATTGAAGAGTTCTTTTAGGTATATGTATATCTATTTCATTTAGAACTCTATGCAACTGTAATGTACTTATATTTCTACTTTTCATTCTATCATATAGCCTTCTATTCTCCTCCATTTGCTAATTTTCTTAATTTTTTAAAATACGAATCTAATGCTTTCATACCATTAGATATCTTATTACCATTTAAATCTGTTACAATACACATTTCGTAAGCCATACATTGATTACGATTTAAGTAAAACTTCTCTGAGTCTGTCTCTAACTTACACTCAAAAGTTCCTTTATCTGTCACTATTTCATCATTCATACTTTATTTTTAGAGTTTATATAACTAATTCCCCATTCTTTTGCTGATATAGGATCGGCAAATCCATCCTTACATTCTTCAGTAATCCAAGATGCCTTACCTTTTTTATATATAGCAACTATCCATTCTTCTGGATTTATTTTAGCTAGTGGACTAACTTGAATCCACCATCCTGATTTATATATTGTTTTATTCTCGCAAAATATCCCCATAATTTTTAAATTATTATTTTAATAATATTTACCCATATATAGCAAGATACCACAAATATAGTAAACCATGTTATTGGTTTTACAAATCTATTCATCTTTGTTTTGCTTATCTCTAATTTTTATACATTTTTCATAATCTTCAATCTCTTCAAAATACTTTAATGTAACTGAAGGATCTTCATGATTGACTGGCAATAAGAACATACCATCTTCAGCTAACTTATCATAGGTTGTTTCTCCCATCAATAACTTGTAGGAGTTTTCATAAGCTTCATTCATCTTTGTTTTGGTTTATTTGTTCAATTTCTCTTTTAACATCACCTATTGTGTAAACCCCTTGCGCTGTGTTATCTAAAGGAATTACAGGCGTATCATCTGGCAGTAATTCTGCTAATTCATTTATGAATCTCATTCCATTTCTACGAAATGCTACTTCAACTATATTATCTTTTACTTTTACTCCGAATGTTGTACTCATTTTTATTTTATTTTAATTAAATCCTCTACCACAATTTATCATTGCTTTAATTCTTTCTTCATCTATCCATTTTAAATATTCATGAATAGATTTTAATTTTTTAAATATTTTTTTCATCTACTATAATTTTATATGTTTCTATCTTTGTTTCATTGATAATATTCTAAAATATATTTCAATATTAAAATGGTCCCAATGGTTTGACCAATCAGCTAAATTAGTTGCATTTCTCATAATTCTCTAACAATTTTTTTATTATTTTCCCAAACAGTCTCAATTTTTATTGAATTAATACTATTACTAAGTTTATCATATTTTTTTGATATATCTCCATCCTTATTTTTTTTAAACTCTATTTTATATGAAAATGAGCAATTTTTGTTGTAGCAATTAAAATATTCTTCACCATTATTACAGTGATAATCATTAAAGCCTCCATTACATTTTGGGCATTTTTTATTTATATGTTGTATGCTTTTCATATATTACTTCTAATATTTACATGTTAATATTAAATCTGTGTATTTATCATAGTATTCATTAAATAAATCCTGTGCCTCCTCTGTATATGTCAGTTTAGAAGCTTCTTCATCTTCATATATTTTTATAGATTCTGACCAATCTTTCAGTAATTCTATATGTGCTAGTTCGCTTGCTAACTCTAATACATTTATTGTTAATTTTTCCATAATATTTTTTGATGATAGTAAAAATGTGCTAAGACCTTTCTTTTATACGTTGAAGAATAATTGATATATCTCTATCCGTAGGCTTATACTCACCCATATAGCAAATAGGAATATCATCCCAAGCATTAATATAATTAGTAACTTTAAAACCTCTATTAATACATTCTTCATACAAACTTATATATCTATGTTTAAGATAACCCAACTTATCATAAAAGAACTTAACATGACCTGTGCCTAGTTTAAATTCTTTTGGTTGACCATCCATACTAAATCTACCTGACCTAACAACATTAGGTATCCTTTTTATTTCCCTATGCTCAGCTATCAAATGTTTCGTTGATAAATTGGCGGGGGGAATTCCAACATTAATTCTTGTCATTTTCTTTTTTTTCTTTTTCGTTACACTCTTGACAAACAACTTCATACGAACAACATTCTCCCGTATAGAAATCCCATGCCACTTCTCTATATAATTCCTGGTCCAAATTTGGATCATACATAAAGTCTTTTTTGCAAATACTGCAATCTGTTATTACCTTCATCTTTTATACCTTTAAATATTTCAACTATAACATCAACTGTCCATCCATCCCCTAAGAGACATGCTGATTCATTTCTTGTTAACTCTGATGTGTATCCAGGTGGTACACTTTGTGCTCTTTCCATCTCTTTGTTTGTCATATACCTAACATCACCTTCTTGAGCTAAACTATAATCTTCTTTTAGTTTATTATAAGTTTCTTCGTCTTTGAATATAACTTGCCAAAATCCATATAGAAAATACCTTCTAGCGATTTTAACTGGATTTTTTAATGGTCTAGAATAACTCTCAAGCAGACATAAACCCTTTTCTCTATCAACATACCCATCGTCAATAATGTCAGATAATTTAATTTCCCTATCTTTGATATTAGTATTGAATGGTATATTAGTCCAATAAAAACGGTCTCTCAATACCCCACTAACTAATGAAGAGTTAATTCTAACAGGTTGTACCCCTAGTTCTTCTGAGATAATATCTT